TTACTCGGACGCCAGGCGGCCCTTGACCTGCCGATCGGCCTTGTACTGCATGGCCACTGCCGGCGCTGGCTTGGCTGCCCCGGTTTCCAGCCACTGACGCATGCGGCTGGCATCGGCGAAGTGGGTGTATTTGCCGAACGCATCGAGGATGACCATGGCCACCGGGCGGTTGTCCATTCGGGTCAGCAGCACCAGGCAATGGCCAGCTTCATTGGTGAAGCCGGTCTTGGTCAGCTTGATGTCCCAGTTGCTCTTGTTCACCAGGTGGTCGGTGTTACGGAAGCCCAGGGTGTAATTAGGCTTGCGGAACGCCACGGTCTTCTCGCGGGTGGTCGACAGCTCGCTCAGCATCGGATACTTGCGCGACGCCATCAGCAGCTTGGAGAGGTCGCGGGCAGTGGACACGTTCAGCGTCGACAGGCCAGTCGGCTCGACATAGCGGGTGTGCGCCATGCCCAGGCTACGCGCCTTGGCGTTCATGGCCTTGATGAACGCCGGGTAACCGCCCGGGTAATGGTTGGCCAGGGTGTTGGCGGCGCGGTTCTCCGAAGACATCAACGTGATCAGCAACGTTTCATGGCGGTCCAGTTGGCTCCCCAGGCGCACGCGCGAATACACGCCCTTCATCTCCGGGTTGTTGGCGATGGTCATGGTGAGCATCTCATTCATAGGCAGCTTGGCGTCCAGCACCACCATCGCCGTCATCAGTTTGGTGACCGAAGCGATAGGGACCACACGATCGGCATGGCTCGAATACAGTTCCTGATTGGTATTCAGGTCGATCAGCAGCGCGCTGCCAGAGGCCAGGTGCAATTTGGCCGGGTCGCGTTGCACCTGGGCCGGGGGTTGTGCAGCAGCAGTCGACGGGAGGGTCGCGGTACCTGTGAGCAACAGCAGCAGGCTGAGGATAGACAGGGATGTTTTCACGTTGAGGCTCACTAAAGGTTGGTATGTCGTTGGCTGTGCAAGGGTTTTCCCCCAAAAACCGCTGCATTCTGGAGTATGGCTGAATTGCTGTCGAATGCCTTATGACTAAAGGGCGCAACGTGAACGAAATTTAATCCTGTACCAATTTTGTACCAATCAGCTGCATTTCAAGCTTCGCCAACTCGGCCCAATCGTTAGCCGAGTTCAGCCACTTGGCATAGGTGGAAAGGAGAACCTGAACCGAGTGCCCAAGCTGCCCCGCGATAAAAGCTGGATTCATCCCTGACATGAGGCACATCGTGGCATATGTATGCCGGCAATTGTACTGCGGCCGGTGTTTGAATCCCTTCGCTTCGACCGCCTGGTTGAAGTGCTTGCCTGCGGTTTCGGGCACGGTGATGTGTGGCGATGATCCCGACGGTTGAAAGATGAATGGCGATTCGGTTGAAACCCGCCGCTTCTGCTTCGATCGGTAGTGCGCGATCTCCTTTGCCCTGGCCAGCGCGCCCAAGGCACGGCTGTTCAGCATCACGGTCCGGGTGTATTTGGTCTTGGTCCGCTCAATCACCTGCTTCTCGACCACGATCCGACAGACGTGGGCCGTCTTCTTCTCGAAATCGATCTCGTCCCAGCGCAGCGCCATTACCTCGCCCGTGCGCATGCCGGTGTAAAAGGCGAACTCATAGAATGCTGCGAACACCTGGTTGCACTGGGAAAAGTTCCCATACATCCACTCAATCAATGCTTCCGCCTCTTCAACGGTGAAGGGGTCGATCTGCTTCTTGTTCTTCTGCGGCAGCTGGATCGATGCCGCCGGGTTCCTTTCTACCACCTCGTCATACACCGCCGCCCTGAACATCGCCTTGACCCTGGCAATAGCGGCGCGTTTGACTGTCGAGCTCTTCCACTCGGTCTTCGCGACCACCTCCCTCAGCGCCATCGGCGTGACCGCCTTGATAGGCAGCGTCGCCAGATGTGGCATCCAGTAGTTGTTCATCAACCCCTTGTAATTGACCCGCGTGTCGTGCACCACTTCCAGGCTGTTCAGCCAGGTTTGAGCGTACTCGCCAAACATCAGCTCGTAGGCTGGCGCCGTATAGCTGGATGCCGGAAATAGCTCGGCGTACCGCTTTTCGTCTAACACGCCGTGGTTGGCCAGGCTGATTACTTGAGCGCGTAGATCGGCTGCCGCTTTGATCCCCTTGGCTGTTTGGGGATACGAGAGAGTTTCGGACCGACGCTCACCGTTGCAAGTAAAACGGATCCGGATTGATTTGCCGATGAACTCGACTCCAGTGGGTAACCCCAGCTTCCTTCCAGCCACGCTTCGTATCTCCTGATGCTGTAAAAAATCCGGCCGTCGATCTTTTTCCAAACCCCCTCAGGGATCACGCCACGGCTGCGTTTGCCTTCCAAGGCCCGCTTGGTCGTTCCGACCAGTTCGGCCATCTTCTCTTCCGGTACCTTGTCGGATACATAGGCCACCGGCTGGCGTTCTTCGTCTCGCATGATGGTCTCCACGCCGCGGGTCGCGGCAGGTTGGTGGTCAGTCGACCTGGTAGTAGACGTAGCAGTCGACGCCTTGGGCGGTAAGCGACTTGTGCATGGCCTGCACGCCAGCGCTGTGCTGGTTGCCCTGACCAGGCCACGGCGTGTCGAGGTGAATACCCTGTTGATGCCAGCCGCTGCGCTTCCACAGCTTCCCCGGCAGCTCTGGCAGCAGGCTGGCGCGAAGCCCAGGTACAGGGATGACGACGCGGTCCAGGTTGGCGCTGCCGCCATCATTCGTGCAGGCAGCTGCTGCTGCCTTGCCAGCTTCCGTGGCGATGCGCACCTTCGCCGGCAGGCTGGCGAGTTCTTCTTTCGTCATGGCAATAGCTCTCCATGCCCGCACATGTCGGCGGGCTTGAGTAGTAGGTGGAGGGGTTAGGCTCGCGCTTCGAAAAGTTCGATCTGCGGTGCCGGGGTGTCGCGAATGCTGATTGCCTCGGCGATGCGCCGCTGCGCGGTTCCGAAGTGAGCCTCGTCCTGCTCAATGCCGATGAAGCGTCGGCCTAGTTGGATGCAGGCAACGCCGGTCGTACCGCTGCCCATCGTGTTGTCAAGCACCACTTGGCCCGGATTGCTGTAGGTGGAAATCAGGAACCGCATCCAGGCGACGGGCTTCTGTGTTGGGTGATGGCTGGCGGTCTGTTTATCGCTCGAGAAGAACTGCACTGATCGCGGGTACCGGTCTGTCGAGTCATACTCAGTTAGTTCAAGGGCCTTGCCGTAGCACTCGGAGTTGACCGTCTTTCGCCGCGACATCTTCCGCTCGTGGCCGCTGGTCATCTGCGGGTTGTAGACCGGCTGTTTGCGGTAGAACACTTGAGCGCTTTCATGGGCCCTCAGCGGCTGCTTCTTGGCGTTCAGGAAGCCAGTAGCGGCGCCTTTTTCCCAGATCCATTCGTACTTGTAGTGCTTGGGATTGCTTGCCACCAGCATGGAAGCAAACGGCTGCGCGGCGCAAAGCACGATAGCTGCCTCGGGCTTTGCGATTCGCAGGTACTGCTCCCAAAGGGGGCCGAATGGGATGACGATATCCCATGCGCACTGCGTGGTTCCGTAGGGAAGGTCAGCCAGTACCAGGTCAACGCTGGCATCCGGGATGGACTTCATCAGATCTAGGCACTCGCCGTGGTACAGGCTGACCTCGTTCATCGCGGCCCCCTGTAGATCAGGTAGGCCATGTAGGCGAGGGCGATCATGGCATCAGCTCCTTCGGCACCTGGACGGTATCGCCGAGCTTGGCTGCGACGACGGCGCGACAGGCGGCGACCAGATGAGTCGGTCCGCTTGCGTCACCTGCGTCGTCATTCACCCCGGTGCAGGCAAAATAGGCATTTGGATAAAGCCCGAATCCGATGCGGTGTTTGGGGAGCAGCGGCCCACCAACAGCCCAGTTTTCGTGCGGGGCATACCGTATATCGCGCACGGTGACCTCGCCGGTGTAGCGGACGAACACCCGCCATGTGTTGCCGTAGATGGGCGGGGCGAGGAGTACGTCGAGGCCTTCAGCTTTGCCGACAGCCCAGCCCAGCGCCTCACCCGCCAGGTCTGCCGTCTTCACTTCGATCAGGTCGGTCATGGCATCACCTCGGGCCGCTCAGGGAACGACGCTTCGGCTTCGGTGCGGAACCTGATGTCAGCAGAGTCCCCGTGGCGGCCTTCTGACCAGGTGATCCGCTTGCCGCAGTAGCAGCCGGTCACTTGGGCCAGGTCGAAGTTCTGCCGGAACTCCATCGAGATGCCACTCATGCCGTGCTGGCGCGCGAGGGTGACTACCGCTCGCGCGAATTCAACGTCTTGATCAGTCACTGCGCTCACAGCTGATACCTCTCATCAATCCAGCGCCCAGGCGCCAGTGCGGGTGTAGGTTCGGGTTGTGTTTCGTGCGGGGAGAGCTGGCGCTGGTTACCGGCCTGGTCTGGGCCACGCAGCATCCAATCAGGCAAGCAGAAGAGGCCGGCGCGGGATTCCCGTGGAACGCTTCGAGCGTCGTCGTGATGCACGACCACATCCGGGAAAGGCCGATCCAGCTTTTGCTTGGCAGCCTGCTCTGGCGTCATGGGTTCGCAACCGGCCAGGGTGGCCAGCAGAAGCAGGCAGAGGGCGAGGCGGTTCATGACGTCACCACTCGACGGCCCCACCAGCACACCGGGCCGTCGTCGGTATCGTGGATAGCCAGGCAGAACCAACCATCGTCTTCGGGCTTGCTGGGCTCCCAGTAGCCGCAATGCGGTTCACCAGCTTCGAAGTAGCGCTCGGCGATCTCTTCCGGAGCGTCGGATTCAAGGTGGACCATGACGAGCTGCAGGCTCTGTTGTGCGACCCACGCCTTGCACTTGTCGCCATCGCCCTCATCGAAGTCGGGGAGGTCCGGATGCTGGAACATGCCGTATTCGTCGCGCACGACCGGCGCCGGCTGGATCAGCTTGATTTTTTCAGGCATGGCTTGTCCTTACGCTGCTTGTTTCAGTGTTGGTAGGGAATGAAATTCGACGAAGGGGTGTCTAGATGGCAGACGGCCAGCAAGCCCTACTTAATCGAGAGTGACCGGCTAGTGCCGCGAGAGAAATAAAATGCTTAACGCCGACCAGAGATACCGTGCATACCAGCTCCTCAGGGAGCTCGATAAGACGACTTCTTCGCTGATGAATCGTGTTGCTTACAGCCACGCGGGAAAACAGTCTTGGGAGGAGGATTTGCAAAGCCAACGCGCAGCCTTTGAAGAGTGGATGGCCTTCGCCAAAACTATCAGCGATGACTTGTAGAGTTTTCGCTGAAAACTATACAAAAATCTTGAAATGCATAGATTATTTGCCGATTGTCGGATTCAGTTCTTAATTCCAGCACTTTCGGTTGTCTGCCTGGATAGGTTCGCTATTTTAAGTATCTAGTAAGGAGACAGACGAAATTTTAAGGAGGCTTTATGAGAACTCGAGGACAAGCGTACTGGGAGTGGGCAGATCCCAGCCTTCACCATCGTAGCCATGACGAAATTCTCGACGATGGCACCATGATCGATGTTCAGGTCAGATTATCACGGACAGGTACTACGCAGTTGTTCATAGGTATCTACGCGCCATCTGGTGTGGCGCTGAAAGAAGAAGCATTCGATTCCCGGCCGGGAGAGTCGATGACCAGAGCGCTGGCTTGGGGCGTAGGACGTGCTCGCCGATTTGCTTGTGAGCCATCCTCCACCAGTCTACGTCAGCCTTTGCGAGGGGCAGATAACGGGAGAACGTTTGGAGGAAAGACCAATGTCATCAGGCAGCGAAGTGGAAATTCAGCTTGAGCAAGCTTTACTCTCCGTACTTGCGGCAGCCGACCAGCTGGGCGTGGATTCAGAAGACCTACGACTCATAGCCATTGGCGGCATTTTGGGTTACGGCTCGTGGAGTTGGGTTGATAATGACCAGGCGCTTGGTACCGTTGCGGTCCTGAATCGTGCTGCAGAATCCTTAGGGTCAAACTAGCGATGCGCATAAATCACATTTCATGGCGGGAGTACAAATGTGCTCCTGCCTGCATTTTCGCTATAGGATGGCGCGCGGCTGGAGACTGAGAGCAAGCCCCTTCACGGCCTCGCTGTAGATGAATTTGATCTGATCCCACGGGATCATGTGGCGCTGAGCATATTCACCCTCGCCATCGCAGATCTCGCAGCCCTCTGCTGGCTCGTCCAGTTCGAGGCATTCCGGGCACTCGCGCGTGACTTCCAGCTTGAACTCACCAAGCAGCAGGGCTTTCGCGCCATTCTCGGCGGTGAGCCGCCTGGGCATGATGCAGTAGCCTTCGGGGATCGATATAGCCGGCACGCTCGATCCCGTCATCGGCCCAAGCCCCACGACCGGCAGGCCAACCTCAGCCGCATCCCGCTCTGCCTCTTCTTTGGTCCACCAGATGGCAGTACCAACCATCCAGGCTATCGGCTCGGCTTGGGGCTGCGTGGTTGGCTCAGCTGTAAGTTGGTGCCAGCTGTCGACTTCGAACTCTGCTGGGCGCAGGCCGAGGCGATTGCCGTCTTCCATTACAGCAACAACGGCGCCGTGGCTGTTCGTCCACACCCGGTAGGTTTGGCCTGCTTTAGCCTCTGGGAAGTGCGAGAGCTCGACACCAGGGATCCGGTCGGCGGTTGCGGTGACCAGCATGCGGACGGTGCGCGGCACCCGATCGCCATACGGGTAGCTGGCGCTTCGCTTGTGAAGTGCCGGGCAATCGATTCTGTTTTCTGTGGGCATGGGGATACCTCGAGCAATTTTGCGAATGGATGGAGAAACAGACCTGTACGAATGGAAGCATTGCTGCTAGTGCGTGATGGCAATATGATTCCTGCTTTTGCGCTCAGAGGTGACTGGTGAGTAAGTACATGCCCCTGGCCGATTTTCTTCGGTCCCAGACTGTTAACTCCATTGAGCTGACCTTCGCGCAAATTGATGAGCTAGTGGGCGGTCTGCCACCGATCGCGAGAAATCACAACGCTTGGTGGGCAAATTCAAGGACTGATGATTCACACACCTGGGCGCATCTTTGGATCGAAGCTGGTTGGGAACGCAAGTCCCTCGACCTGAGTGCAGAGGTTGTAGTTTTTGAGCGGCACTCACGCGAGCAAGAAATTTCAGGCTTCTGGTGGGTCAACCATAAGCAGACTTACCAAGCCGAACTTGAAGGGGGCTACATCTGGTCACCCACAAAAAATAAAAATGGCGCTCGAAACCAGACATACATCAACCTGACGTTAGTTAGAGCCGGCGATGTTGTCATTTCCTACGCTGGAGGGCAGATTCGGGCTATAGGCGTTGCGACTTCTGTTTATACCGAACAGGCGAAGCCGGAAGCTTTTGGTCAAGCCGGCCAGAATTGGTCTGATACGGGATGGTTAGTTCCTATCGAGTGGACCGAACTGGACAAGGCTGTTTTGCCTAAGGATCACATTACTGCGATTTCAAGCCTCTTGCCTGCGAAAAACTCCCCTTTACAAGCTAATGGCAACGGTAACCAGGGATGTTACCTCGCTAGTATCTCGCCCGAGCTAGGCTCCTTCGTTCTACGCTTGTCCAATAGTGCTGGGAGCGCGATTATCGAGCGGGTTCATGAACTGGAAGACCAGGTAAGAGCGGACGAAGCCGAGCGTGAAATCCAGCTAAATCAGGAACTGGCTGCTACTGAGCGCGAACAGTTGGTCCGCTCACGTGTCGGCCAGGGAACATTCCGCCTTCAAGTACTGGACCGTGAGAAGTCGTGCCGCCTGACTGGGGTTTCCGATAAGCGATTCCTGATCGCCAGCCACATCAAACCTTGGAAGGATTGCTCGAACATTGAGCGTTTGGACGGTAACAATGGATTCATGCTAGCGCCCCATGTGGATAAGCTATTTGACCGAGGCTGGATAACGTTCTTGGACAATGGGGAATTGCTGGTTGCCGATCCTGCGAAGGAGGTTGTGTCAGCATGGGGATTGGCGTCTGGCATGAATGTTGGGGACTTCACGGTGGAGCAGCGAGGCTATCTGAGCCACCACCGGTCAGAGGTCTATAAGGGCAAGAAGCATTGAGGAAGCACGGTGCCTGCGGGGGTGCGGTCATCTGCGGGCTCTTAGGCCCGGCGGACGTTAGAGCATAAAAAGCACCAGATACGACCTCAAATACAGCGTTCAGTGGTTTGCCGTCCAGAGAACCTGGACGCCTGCGGCGCGCGCGTCGGTGCTCCATCCGCCGAGGCCGGCGAACAGGTCGATTGCTGTGGTCATGGTGATTTCCGTGTCAGGCCTTGGCGATGATGTCGGCCTCTGCGATCTCGCAGAAGAACGAACAGGATGGGATCTTCTCGTTTCGGCGCACCGGACCATCGCCCAGTTCGCGAAGGGAGAAGCGCACGTTTGTGGTTCTGTTGCGGAAAAGGTATGAGCCTTCGCCCAGATCGTCCTGGATGGTGCACAGCGCCTCGAACTGCTCAGGGAAGTCCTGGCGAATCGCTCGGAAGTAGCCTTCGCCGCCCTTCACGCAGCCGATGCAGTTGGCGTTGTCATAGCCCATCCGGTACATCAACGGCAGTTCGATGCCGGCGCGCAGCAGAATCGCCTTGCAGTCATCCTTGCTCAGGCCTCGGTCGATCAGCGGCGCGATCACTGGCCGGTCTGGGTTGCGCGCCCGGAAGTTCTCCAGGCGGTCGGCCTCCTCAGCGGTGTAGCCGAACACCATCACATCACCAGGCTGTTTCCACGTGTCGAGCAGGCGACGTTTTAGAATCTTCGTGCACGGGGCTCCGATCCGGCCTTTGATGTAGCGCTCGCGGCGGAACACCTCATGAGCATCGGCGCCGTACTTCTCGTCGCGCAGGACGGTGATCGGCTGGCCGAACCATGCCTCGCAGTCCTGGGCGAACCGGCGGTTGTCGGCTTCTTCGTTGGCAAGGAATGCGTTGATGATCTGCACGTCGTGCGTGCTGCCGTAGTCGGCCAGGGCCAGCTTGGTGGCCACCGCCGAAGCGGCGCCGCAACTGAACTGGCAGACGATTCTCTGGGTGTAGTTGGGCATGGGTTGGCCTCGTAGCGTATGATCAAACTTTAGAGCGTTAGGTTTACTTAGATGAAATATGAAACTTCGGTTGTTTACGTTGAGCAGCTCCCAAAAGTCGTTGTTGATACTGGATTCGATCTGACAACTTTGATGGGTTTTCTTGTTACTGTTGTGTTGTTCGGGTTGGGTACGTGGCTAGCAATGCGTAACGCTGACAAAAACTCTGCGGTTCAGCGTGATTTGTTGAGGCTGAGTCTAGAGTCGCAGGCAGCTAGCTTGAATGAGCAAATTACCGCTCAGGAAAAAATATCAAAATCTAATGCGTTGAAAACAAGTAGGCAGGAATGGATTAATAGTCTTCGGAGTGAGATAGCGCATCTCCTATCGGTTGCGCACGAGATTCACAGCTTAGCCTATGATGTTAAGGCGATGAAAATAGGCGGAGATACAGAGGCGGCTATTCTCAGCTCTTGGAAAGATCATAGGGAAAAATCTGATAAGTTCTATGCGTTCGTGGCTAAGGCTAGGTTTCATGTGTCGAACATACAGCTGCACTTGAATCCTGCTGAGTCCGAATCGCAGGCGCTGCAAGAACAGATTGAGCAACTTATCGCTAACGCTTACGAGAACCAACGCATCGCTGATCAAATAGATAAAATAATAAGAATCTCGCAAACTATTCTCAAAAAAGAATGGGTCAGGGTCAAAGAGATGGTGTAGTGAGGCGCGAAAATTTTGGAGGAGGTGGTCGGCGGGCAGCGCAGGATGCTCAGGCCGCGAGGCGCTTCTTATCGGCGCGGCCCTGAGCGAGAAGGATCCGTAGCGCTTCTTTGTAGCTGGCCTTGGCCGCTTTCATGGTACGAGCCCACTCGCCTGCGACCTCAACAGTCTCGTAGGGCGACCAGTGCGCGAAACGGGTAGGCCGGCGATGCTCGCAGTAGGCACTTCCGCGTGGGTAGCGGACCATCCGGTATTCGTAGTTGCCCCAGGTGCCGCGCTGCTGGAACTGGGGTTGGTTGATCCCGAGGAAGTGAGCGAAGCCGTCGTAGCACTCGCACTCGTCGAGGTAGGCGTCAAACTTGGTGTACTTCCGGGGCGGGGGAGCCGGTGGCAGCTTGTTTCGCGCAAACTGCTTGCCTTCAGGCGTTGCCCGGTACACCACGTCATCAGCATCACAGAAGGCTGGCGCCTTACCGCGCGTCATCAGGCCTGCCTCTACTAGCACATCCAGGTTGTTGGCGTCGTCATAGCCTGGGCTGGTGAGGAAGTGGTTTCTGTTACCGGTACGGCATCCTGGGTTCAGGCCCAGGGTGTGCCAGAGCAGGCCGAGCTGCTTTTCGGTGGATTCGATCATGGCTTTCTCCATGCATGCGCCGCCCTCCGTGGCCGGATGCGGCGATGTAAAAGTGGCACTCATGGGAGAGTCTCAGCGAAGAAGTATTTTTGGTACAATTGAAAATTGAAGTGGAGATCAATAGGGGGTTAAGGTGGCAGCTAAACCAATCGTTTTACCTAGCAGAACATTCCCAACTAAAGGCAAGGCAGAAGAATTTTTTTCCGAAATGCTTGCTCGGTACAATGATGGCGATCGTGTTTCACCGGACGACGAAGTTCTGCTTTATGAGTACTTTCTCAGGAATCCGGACTCCCAAGATAAAATGGGTCCAGGTATTCAATATTTTTTCAAGGATAAGTCTCCAGATTACCCGACTAGCTGCTTTCATGTGTATTGGGTTCGCCCAGTTGGTAACACAAAATCGACTGATTTCGGATTGGGTGCATGTCGCGACGCCAAGGCGCCAACTGTTGCTGAATCCTTCTACTCGGCGTGTCGGTACGCGGTTTATGAAGGTTTGAAGGATAAGAAAATAGCTATTTACGAAAACTCAGGAGGTAGAGTTCCTTGCTCAAGAACCGGTGTTGAGACAACGTTCTCGACATCGGAGTACCGTCATACTGAGCCTAAGTTTAAAGATATTGTTCGTGACTTCATTTCGCTTCGTGACATACAGCTCACTGCATCACTCATGACTGCTGGTGAGAATGACCAATATGTAACGAGGTTTACTGACCCGTTGATGGAGCAAGATTTCATTCAGTATCACGAGTCAGTAGCGGAGCTGGCAATTTTTGCGAAATGACTTGATCGCCAATTAATCAGCCACTTCTTGTGGCTTAACCCCAGCGCCACGGGTAGGTATCTCGTGACCCGTGACGCAGCACCTCACTTACTTCGCGTCGAAGGTACCTATGGAAAGTGCAGCAGAGGCTCCGACTTTCTTGTCCAGCACTGCCTTGAACTCTTGGGCAATGTTCTCGCGCTGGGCTTCTTCACCGATCCAGCGCAGTTTTAGCACCGGTTGCGGGCCGCTGGTGATGACGGACACGCGCAGGCGGATCACTTGCTCGCCCAGGCCTTCGAACGGAATGACCTTGAAGTCCAACCAGGCCGGCAGGGTTTCTTTGCTGCTGGCCTCGATCTGGTCCATGGTGCTGCGGCTGGCGCGGGTCTCGCCGACGGCGTGATCGCTCTCGGACGATGCCTTCACGGTGATGGTGCGAACCGCGGCAATCGCTTTGACGATGGTCATGGTCTGGCCATTTTCATCGGTGGCCGCCAGGTGCTGGTTCCAGTCTTCGATCCAGTCGCTCATGGCCTTCTGCACCAGGCTCTGGCCGCACACCGCCTGAACGGCGGCGAACGCAGCGGAAGCCTTGAGGCGCAGCACGGCGCGGTCATCGGCATGTCCTGGCTCTTCGGCGGTGCCGATGTTGAACAGCACGATGCAGCTCATGTTGTCCTGATCGATGAAGCCGCGGGCTGCTGGCGCGGCACGCTCGACGACATAGGTGCTGTAGTCCGCGAGCGAGTGGGTGGAGAAGGTACCGCGGAAGCGGTTGCGACCGGACTGGAAGCGCTCCAGGTCAACCACATTGAAGTTCTGCGGGAGGACGGCCACCTGGCCGAGGGCCGGGAGCTGAATGCCAGCTGCGGCGACGGCGTTTTCTTGAATCAGTTCGATAGCTTCTTTGCTTAGAGACATGCGCTTTTCCTTGTGGGTGCGGTGGATTACGAGCGTGGGTGAACAGGTGCTTCGTCACGGGTGAAGAGCTGGTCGTGCTTTTCGGGGAAGAGGGAGATGTTGCCGCCGGTACCGACGTACATCGGTGTATCGAGGCTGGTGTTCTCGCTGCGCGTGCCGCGCTTGGTGGGCACTTTGTAGTCGAGCTTGTGCTTGATCTTCACCTGGTGGGAGTCGCCGATCTGGCTGAAGTCCAGGGTGATGGTGATCTTTCCGGATTTGCCGTGATCGACAACGCCCGCGGCTACCTCGGAGAGGGCGTGGCCAATCTGGCTGGCGAAGGCGCCGCCATTGAGCTCCTGCAGGAACTCGGTGGTGTCAGTGGGCTTGGACATTGCTGCGTCTCCTGATGAACGATGCCGCTGGGCGGCAGATTGATGTGTTGCTGGCGCCGGCCGTGGCGGGCGCGTGCGGTGGTGCGGTTCATGCTGCTTTCTGGTGATTCCAGGCCCCGACAGCGGCAAAGATCTTTGCGGCCTCTGCTTCGTCGAGCGTTGTGTCGGTGGGTATGGCGATCCAGCCGGCCGCAACCAAGTGGTTAGGGTTGGCCGTGGCTCGCAGGTCGGCGTAGGTAGTCTCGATCACGTCGGTCAGGTGGTCGGCCCGGTAGTTGCCCTGTGGCGCGACCTCAATCGACTTGTGGTACCGCTCGCCGAGCTCTGTCCGGCACAGCACGCTCAAGTAGATGGTCCATCGGTGCGGGATGTCGCACACGGCATCAACCACCTGGCGCACGCAGATCTGCTTGAGGTTTTTCCAGTTGATCAACACCTGCTGGCCGCTGGGGTCGATGTTCACGACGGCCGCGTGGTTGGCCGAGACCAAAGCCCGGCAGGTCCGCTCCAGCCGGGAGCGCATGTTGTGCGGCTTACGCTTGCTCATTGCCGCGTGCCTGTCTTGCTCGCTGCCCCGGCTTCCATTGCATCCACGAATCGCAGCGCGGCTCGATAGCTGAAGGCGAATCCCTGGACAGTGCCAGTGGCAATCTCCACCACATCCCAAGTGCCGCCTTTTCCGGAGGCTTGGTAGCGCGGCGTTCCCTGGGCTATTCGGGCGAAAGCTTCGTTGCGTGCTTCCTGGCTTCGTTCAAGCAAGGCAGCGAGCACCATCCGCTTGTCCTCGAAAGCTTTATGCACGGCTGTTTGCATGAGTTGGTCCTCAGTGGGTCAGGCGTGGAGCTCGAAGGCCTCGGCCTTGCGAACGATTCGAACTTGGGCGGTGCGCCGCTCAGGCGCCCGGCGGTCGCGGCGCATGGGGTCGCTGTCGTTGATCACAGCGTGCATGGCGATGAGGACGGCGAGGGCGATGCAGAGCGGGCTGATGATCTGTTGACGCATGGCCTTGGTAACCGCCTCGATTCGGCGGCCGGCCTCCAGCTTGAACAGAGCGGCCTCGATGCGGTTGGCCACTGTGCCGGGGCTGACTGCCATTTCCCGGGCGATTTCTTTGGTGGTGAGGCCTTGGGCCACCCACAGCAGTGCTTCCAGTTCGCGGGGGGCCAGCGCCTTTCCGAGCTGGCCAATCCATGAGCCGCAAGTGATCGTGTCCATGAGCTGTTATCTCGGTTTGGCGCCGTCCAGGGCTTCGCGCAGTTGCAGGACAAGCGCAGTGGGAATGGAGAGGGATCGGCTGTCCTCATCGATCGAGTGCAGCGATGCAATTAAATTGCGTGATGCGGTGTGTACTGCTTCAAGCCTGGGCTTCGGTATCGAGGGCCCCTTCATCGAGCCTGCTGTTACTCGTTTCTTGCCGCTCGCCTGGGCTCTCACCAGCTCGGCACCGAGTACCTTCCCGGCACCGTCGCCGTGTTCTCGAACGACCTGTGCAGCTGTCGTCGCTGAAACGTGGCCGGCGGCTACCAGGTTCTGCACATCCGTATTTGCGTTACCAACAGTGAGCACCTGCTCAACGTGCTGCCGCGTCTTGCCCACCTTTGCTGCTATCTGCTCAACCGACCAGCCAAAGGCGCGGAGGCGCTTGTAGCCTTCAGCCAACTCAAGCGGCGAGAGCTTTTCGTTTTCCTGACTGGTGATGATGCGCGCTACCCGATCGGCATCACTGCCTTCGAAGGCGATCACGGGCACCCAGGCTTCCAGCACTTCTGGCCTGTCTTTGTTGGGCGTCCGAGGAAGCTGGCCTTCTGCATCGAGCTTCAACAGTGCCCGGCGCCGGCGGTGGCCATCGACAAGCCAGACACCGCCTTCCGCCCTCGGCCGAACTTCCAACGGCGGGATCTGGCCGCCCGCCGCGACGAACTCAGCGAGAGAGTTGATGCTCGCCTCGAGCGCGTCGCCTTCGGTGCGGAGGTTGAAACCAGGCTCTTCGTACAGGTCCTCGAGTTGAACCTTCATGGCGTCGGCGCGGCGCACCTCGCCATCCTTGATCATTTGCTTGAACGACTTCGCCATTTGAGTTCACTTCCCTTGGGCTGCATTGGTCGTGACGCTCGCTGCCGCGTACCTCCCGGACCAGGGGAGGGCGAACGTCACGACCAATGCAGTCGATTTAAGGTTGATGGTAGTGAGTGTTACGAGCTGTAAAGCGCACGGTCGTGCGCTTTATGGGCTGCATCGGTGTGTGATCTGTCCGGCGCTGATCTCCGGCATTGGCGCCTGACTCGATATGCCTCAGTAGCTGCCAAGCGAGGTGCGGCTTGCGCATCAGCCTGCGCATTCAGATCACACACCGATGCAGCCTGGTGATGGGGAACCAGGTAGATCGGGCAGTTTTCGTCAGGCTGACGTGGCACTGGTTGTTCAGTCGTCTTCGCCTTGGGCCAACATCTTTTCGATGTCGGCGGCTGCCGGCTTCTTCCAGTTCTTGATCTGGCCTGTTTCCAGGTCGATGTTCAGGATCAGGTAGTCGCCGTAGTGCTCGCCGGGGAAGAAGTCAGGTACATACCCCTCGTAACTGCCCACCTCGTCGCCCTGCGCGTCCTGGAGACCAGCCGCAAAGCCGTCGCGCACCTTGATGTGAAGGCGAAGCTCGGTTACGTCGACCTGAACCGTTTTCTGTTGGTTGATCTGCATGCTTTGTTCTCCAGTGGATTCCCCCTGATGGGCCCCGCTTGAGGCCCACCGGGGAATCGTCTGGCGTCACCGCCTCAGATGGCAGCTCTGCGCTCGGTGCGTTGGCCTTGGGCTTCCCTCGCATCGCCTTCAATCTGAATACGGCGGTGGTCGTTGGGGATCATGTTGCTCCGCGCTTGAGTGCAGCCCGTTGGCCGGCTGAGTAGGGCACGTATGCGCGGATTGCCGACCCGTTTTGTCGGCTGGACTTAATGCTTCATTGGCAGGTTCCTCCTATGGTTTTTGATCCGCGCCATGCTCGTCGCCGGGTTTCCCCACCACTGCCTGCTGCAGCTACTGGCTACGCATCAGGTGGCTCGCATGGTTTGGCGTCCTCCCATGAGGGGAGTCCGGCAGCTATCCAGAGGCTGCGTGGTCGACGACTTAGCTTGTCCCGACCCAGGTAATGGCCTGGGTGCGTCGAGGTGGTCACGTCTGGTTGTGTAAAGAGCGGTGGCCGGTGAGGGCCTCGGCAGTCCCTGGTGAGTGACTGCGTGTTGATGCAAATATCACGCATCGTGTTTTTTATGTCAACACAATGTGTGATTTATTTTGCCTGAGGTTGTGTTGAGGATTTTCCCTACGAGGCGGGTTCACGTTTCACGAGGCGTGATGTATGCTCATTGCAATAGCTGGATGGATATACAGTAAAGGAGATGGCTTATGTCCAAGCAGAAGAAGACGGCACCACAAGGACGCCAAGAGATGAGCGGGGTAGAGCGGCTCGGGCTGCGGGTTTCGTCGATGATCAATCACCCCATTGCACAGTCTCAGCGCTGGGTGACAATCCATCGCCTGGACACGGATGGAGACATGGAGTGGGAGGAGGTGATGGGTCTGCTGGCCGAAACGCCGGAATTGGACCTGACGTTCAACGATGACGAAAGCGTGACGGTAAGGTGGGAGCCGCAGAGCGCAACTGATCGTGACGACCTGGTGGTGGATAGGGCCTGGGAGGAGGAAAAGCTTGAGGAGGAGGCGCCTTTCTGACGCCCAAAGAAAAGCCCGCACTGCAATGCGGGCTAACGTAGGGAGCGGATGAGCTTTAACTGTGCAGGGGACGGTGTGAAAAAAAGCGTGAAGGGCCTCTGTTAAGGCAGTTCTCCTGTTTCAAGCAGGTTCAAAAAATCACCGGCACTGATGATAAATGCACCTGCTTCTTGCGCTTTGGTGACTTTGCTGGGGCCGGCATTATCGCCATAACAAAGAAAAGTCAGCGACTTGCTGGGTGTTTTAACCACCTTCATACCAAATCCCTGGGCTAGCATTTCCAGCTCGGACCTATAGGAGGCGGAAAAGCCGGTAAAAAGAATCACGTTCGGGCCATTCGAGGTGTTTATAGGCGCCTTGTTGGACGAGGCTGCAGCCGCCGCGAGATCTGAGGGCCTGGGTCTTGGTGCGGGAGGGGCTGCTTCCTTGAGCAACAAATCCTCGCCTAGAAGGTATTCTACGATCCGGTCCTTGCGAAACGTTTTAGGGAATGTGTCACCGCCAGCTCTGCCTTGGATGTAGCTAGAGTTTTCGGACCACTGAAGAAGTTCGCGTTCCGTTACTACGCCCTTCGAGTCGCAATACCTAAACTTGATAATACTCACATTACCGCTCCCTGGTACTTGCCAATGGTCTAGTTCAGATAAGTGCTGCTACTTCTTCATCGCCATCATTCTGCTGACTTGCAAGTTTGCGAAGGTCTGGAGTGAAAGTTACTACCATCCCGGTCTTTGAGCAGGTGAGGGTGATCTCGGAATCCATATCTATTTCAAGGTCTTGGCCGCGCAGACCTTGCCATTGGGCCAAGTAGTGTAGTGAGCCGAATTTTTCACTTTTCTTGAGTTTCTTGCTGACGCCGCCCTTCCAGTTCAGCGGTGGAAGCTCTTCCAATTTGGCGCATGCAGCTAACGCGGGCTTCTGGAGCGCGAGCTTGCGGCCGATCTCCCAAGACTTAATCAGCCCCAAGTCGGCACCTTTCCAAATCGAATCCCAGTCTAGACCGAGCCGCTCAGGTTCAGAGTGGCTACGGTGGATTATTCGACTCAATATTGGCTCATCCATGATGTTATGTTACTCGTTGACTATGTATCGCTGGGCTTTGCGTTGTGGACGATATCCAAAGTGTTTTCCTCTTCGGATACCTGGGCGCAGTTGGTGGCTTCGGTTGGTCAAGGCATGGCTACACCAAGTGGGCATTCCAGACCAGTAGCACTCGAGCCTGGATGTAGGTCTCGTCAACCCGAATGTCTTCAGGGGGATGATTTGTGTTGTCCGAGATCATCTTGAAATGCTCTCGACCCTTCTTTTGCAGGCGCTTGATGTATTGATGGCCCTGATGGGAGAAGTAGTAAATCCCGTCGCCCACGAACTCACGGATGCTGATGTCAACGACCAGCGGGTCGCGGCTCTTGATGGTTGGCGCCATGGACTGACCGACACCCGTTATGAGCTTCAGATGGAAATGCTCTTTGAACTCGACCCCCATCTCTCGCAGGTGAGTAGGGCTGACGCGGATGTCTTGCAGCATTTCAGGGAAGTCGTGAGCCACTTCACCATCGCCCATTGCTCCGCGCACGTCGTAGTGAGCAATCCACACCTCATCGCCCACGAGGCCTGGGCGAACGAAGTCAGCCGCGACGGCACTGCTGGCGCTCGGCTCCTCAGCCGCAGCAAGGAGGCGCTGACGGGCCTCTTCCGGAATACCTTTGCCGCTCTTTGCGAGCATCTGCCTGACAAGATCAGTCGTACTCCGGGCTGGCGCCGAAACCTCGGTCACTGCCGCAGAGTTCAGGAGTAGCTCGGACTGGTCGACTCCAAGGGCAGCTGCCATAGCGGCAATATCCGCCAGCGTTGGCTCTCGCGTACCGGCTTCATAGTTTCCGACGCGTGACTGCGATTTCCAGCCGCAAGCATCTGCCAGCTGGGCCTGGGACATTCCCGTCGCTTTTCTCAAGCGCTTAATGCGCTGGCTCAGTGATTCATTCATGCGCGGGATTTCATCACGAAATGAAATACACGGCTTTCACTTATTGTGATTGATATTAACACGATGCGTGTTTATCCTGAGTGCTAGTCATTGAGGAACCCCGAATGAACAACGTTCGCAAGATCCGGGTAGCTGCGGGGATTAGCCAAGCCCGGCTATGCCGGGAGCTCCGCTGGAACCAGTCGCGTCTGGCCAACTACGAGGCCGGGCGACGGTGTGTCGGCCTGGATGCGGCCCGGAAGATTGTCGCTGCGCTGAACGGGCTAGGCGCCGAGTGCAGCCTTGACGATGTCTTCCCGCCAACGGCTCGCGACCCAGAAGCAGCCTGATATTTGAATCATTACTGATCTGGCACTGAGCCAGTAGATGACCGAAACACCTGCTGATCCATCCAGTACCTGAATCGCAGGCATAAAAAAACCGGGTGGCAGCCCGGCTTCTTCAACAGCAGTTAATCGAGGTCGATTATGCACTCTGCAATGGATGCAAGCAACATCAACGCTGTCGTGTCGGTTGATGACGAGCATCAGGACCAAACGCCTTCAAGCCAATACGGACACAAGCCATTCCCATACATTCAGTTTCCGCAAATGACTCTCTCGGCCATGTCGGCGGAGATTCGCGTTGTAGCTTGGCTTTTGCAGGGCGCTGATGACGTGAAGATCCTCGCCGTACAAAACGCTCATGCGCTTGTCGAGCTCCTCCAGGGTGAGGTAGTCCTTTTGAGCTCTGAGATCTCCCCAGCGTCTTTTCATTTCCGCGTGCCTGGCTATTTTGTCGCCAGGTGCCAGAAGGTGATCAATGATCGCGGTAATGGCTATTGCCGCACCAACCCAAGCACCGTACCCCTGAAAGTCGCCTGCCTTACTGAAAACAGCCGTTCCGCTGACCAGAAAGATGAAGCTGAAGAACCATTTCAGGTGCCTGTAAAGCTTGATATGGCGATTGTTGAGTTCAATCGCGTAGTCAATATCCAGGCCTGCTTCGTAATGTGTGCGGCAGTAGCTCATATCTTAATTCACCTGACTGGGAGCCGGGGCCGGCTCCGGTGGGGGATTACGGTATACCGGTACCTGTGTTTTGTGTTCTACATCACCTTGACTCATGAGGACTCCTTGGTATGGATTGAAGTGCTTGGCAGCGCGGAAATCCTAGCATGTGAGTCCTCACCTTTTCTTGCTTCGGAAAATTATGCGTCCCTAATGCAGCGCTCCCGGCTCATGGCTTGTGAGGTGACGTCGTGAGTGTACAAGCCATGACCTGGGCTCTGGCCATTCCGAAGTCCTACCTGGAGAACCCTGCGGCGCGTCACGTCCTGCTCTGCCTAGCCAACTACGCCGGTAGCGATGGGCGCGGCGCCTTCCCGTCGGCTGCCACGCTATCCGAGGACACCGGCCTGTCAGAGCGCACCATCCGCCTAAAGCTCGACGAGCTGGAAGCAGCTGGCTGGATCGTCGAAGGGAATCAGGCTATCGCCGCTGCTTACATCGACCGCCGCGATCGCCGCCCCACTGTGTACGACCTTCAACTTAAGCGAGGTGCATCTGCTGCACCTCGTATAGAACGGGGTGCAGCAAAGCGTACGGGGTGCAGCTCACAGCAGAACGGGGTGCAGGAAAACGCAGAACGGGGTGCAGCAGCTGCACCCAATACGTCAGTTAACCGATCTACTCACTCTCTGCGCGAGCCATTCGAAATGTTCCTGGAATGGGTCCCGGATCAGGACCTGCTCAAAGCGTATGCACTCCGTTCGGGGCTCACCTTGGGCAACTTCGGCTCCAAGGCAATCGCCGGGTTCGTACTCCACCACGACGCGAAGGGCTTGCTGCAGACCGAGAAGCAATGGCTCGCCGCCCTGGTCAACTGGGTGAAATCGGACCTGGCTCGGGCAGCCCGATCCGCTACCGGCAAACCGAGCGCGCAACAGTCGAGCTCTTTCGATGACGACGACACCTCATGGCTCAACGGGGGAAATGACCAATGAACCAGGTAGCCACCATCGCCCACGGTCTTTGGGCAAAAGTTCAAACCGGCCAGTACATCCCTGCTGGAGACACGCTTCCCGCCGAGATCAAGGCCGAGCTCGATCGCAAAACTGCTGCAGTGATCAATCGGCTGTTCCGTGATCTACGGACCATCTTCAGCGCCTGGAAACAGGCCTGGCCGGACATGAGCACATACAAGGCTGCCAAGCAGCAGTGGCTGACGGCGTTCCTCGAGGCAGGTATCAACACCTCCGAGCAGCTGCAGTTCGGCCTGATGCGCTGCCGCCAGTCAGGGCGTGAGTTCATTCCCGCGCCTGGCAAGTTCATCGAGTGGTGCCAGCCATCGCCGGAGATGCTCGGCCTTCCAACCTTGGCGGCCGCATTTCGCGAGGCTACTCGAAACGCCCATCCGGCGATGGCAGGCCGGGGCAAGTGGAGTCATGACGCGGTGTGGCACGCGGCCAAGGAGTGCGGATTCGAGAATCTCAACAAGCTGCCATCCGATGCCAGCTCGAAGCTGTTCGAGCGCAACTACACCATCGCGGTTCGTCGGCTTATGGCCGGTGAGCCGCTGCAAAAGATGCCGCTGGCACTCCCCGCAGAGGTTGCCGCACCCCGTACCCCGCAAGTCGGAAATTCTGCTCTGGCAGCCATGCGTGCCCGCTTGGCGGGGCGCTGATCAATCAACCTGCAAGGAGGCGATCCTGTGCGCCAAACAAAACTGACCAAGGCCGCTCGCGGCCGGGAATGCCAAGTGCGCATCCCAGGCGTGTGCAACGGCAACCCGGAAACCACCGTTCTGGCGCACTACCGCATGGCTGGAACCTGTGGCGTCGGCAGCAAACCGCATGACCTGCAGGGGGCCTGGGCCTGCAGCACTTGCCACGATGTCTGTGACGGGCGTAGCAAAGCTGTAGACCGAGAGACGGCGCGCCATTACCACGCTGAAGGAGTGATGCGCACCCAAGCGATTCTGCTGGCTGAGGCGGTGGTGGTCGCATGAGCGCGACCCGTGAAGTGAAGCTGAGCGACGCCGAAGTGCGCCGGCAGGCGGCCGACAAGTCGGTGCGCGACCTGCGCGACCCACGTCACCCCGGCCTGTACCTGCGCTTCTGGAGCAACCGCGAGCGCGGAACGTGGCACCTGGTGCGCGGCAAGAAGTGGGTGCCGGTCGCCCGCTGGCCTGACCTGACCGTGGCAGCGGTGATCGCCGAGCTTCCTGCGCTGCGTCAGCGTCTGCTGCGCAACCCGGCCACCGCGCCGGTGGTGTCTGGCATGGTAACCGTGGGCCAACTGCTCGACTGGTACGGCGACCGCATGGCCCGCGACCGCTCGCTGTCGGCGAAGCGCAAGGCCGGCGCCCGTTCCGCTATCGCCCAGCACCTGAAGCCGCGACTGGATGACCTGGCCCTGGCCGAGGTGAGTGCCGACGCGCTGGACAAGCAACTGATGTGGCCGTGCCAGGCCGAGGTGTCGTTGTCCTACCTGCGGCAGATGTTCGCGCTGCTGCTGACTGCGTTCCGCCAGGCCCTGCAGCTTGGCCTGATCGACCGAAGCCCGATGGCCGGCATGCGCTTCAACGACTTCACCAAGGCCAAGATCCTGCCCAAGGCCGCTCGCCTGCGCGACGTGCAACTGCCCGAGCTGATGCAGCAGCTGGCCCAGGCCTTCGAAGCGGCCCCGGGTGACGCCATGCTGGCCTTGATGATGCTGGCCCACGGCACCCGGATTGGCGAGACCCGCATGACGCGCTGGAGCGAGATCTCCCTGGCTGCTGCCGAGTGGTTCATCCCGGCGGCCAATACGAAGACCCGCACCGAGCACCGCCTGCCGCTGACCGGTCAGGTGAAGGCGCTGTTGCTTCGGTACCGAGCGACCCAGCAGGCCCGTGGCTACGAGGGCGTTTACCTGTTCCCGAACCGCCGCGGTCTGCCACTGAGCGAGACTCAGGCCAGCATGGTGTTCACTCGCCTGGGGCAGGGTGAATGGACCAGTCACGACCTGCGCAAGGTGTCCCGTACCACCTGGACCGACCTCGGTATCGACGGCCATATCGGCGAGATGCTGCTGAACCACACGCTGGGCAAGATCGCCAGCACCTACATCAACACCCAGGCCATGCAGCAGCGCCGCGCGGCCCTGGAGAAGTGGCACGCCTGGTTAGACGGCATCGGCTTCTACGCCATCCACGGCCTTACCAAGGCCTTATCCGGAATTTCACACAGTTCGGCCCAGCAAGCGGAACACATGGGCTCCAGCGACCTTGCCGAATTTGTAATTAGCGAGGATTCGAAATGAATATTTCCGAGCACGGAGCCGTCGCCTTCCTCTATCGCCTGAACGGTCGAGCCATTGGGCAGGTGATCATTGATGAGTGGTTTGGCGTAGATCTCGGCGAGGAAGTGACCGTTGTGCCTCGTCAGGGAGGCCTTCTTGGGGATCATCCTGGTGCCCTGCGGCTCGACGAAATGGCAGTGGCTGGCAGTACTGTCGCTCCATGCCGACGTTCGGCCAGGCCTTGGCTGCGCGCCAAGAAGGGGCGTTCAAGTCGATGAGGAAAAGCCACGGCCCGGCTTTCAAGAAGGCCGTAATTGATCTGGATGTATGCCCGGTGTGCCGTGGGAGAGCGGTCACTCAGGGTGTGTTTCACGAACTGCCATGCGGCCACTGCCATGCCTCGGGCTTTGTGGCGGCTGCAAGCGGCGAGGCCCTGCCCCTGGATGAACTGGTGACCCAGCTCAGCATGAGGCTTCGGGCATCGCTCCTGCAGATCGAGCAATTGAAGAACCCTCAGGCATCCGGGCCTGAGGCGACATATCAGGGAAGCAACCGGCGCGGGGCCGGCGGCACCAACTGGACCGGGGATTGAGGGGAAGGACATGATTTACAGCAGCGTACTCGCGGCGGTCGTCTCGGCCTTGGCTGCAGAAGCGATCGACAACACCAGCAAGCAGGCCTGGCAGAAGCTATACGAACCCGGCAGCGAAGACGGCCACGACATGGCAACCTTGAGCAGGTCGGTAGAGCGTGGCGAAATCAGCCGTATGGATGCCGACTGCTGGGTGTTCGCCAGGCTGCACAGCCAGCTGAAGCCGCGGTACTGGGATGTCTTGGTGGCGAGGTTCAGCACGCACAAGGGGCGAAAGGTTCAATCGATAAGCCGCTTGATCCCTATGGTTGCCTCCCATGCTCCGAAGCTGTTCATCACCAGCGCCGTGACTGCCTGGGCTATTCCCAAGATGAAGGGCGCCGATGGAAAGCGATCGAGCGACATCATCGTACTGCCGGCCCAGTTCTACGACATCAATCGCTGGGACGCGGAGGCCCGCCCGGAGCGCACTCGTCGCCGCTGGAGGAAGGGTATCGAAGACGTGCTGGCACAGATGGCCGAGGAGGCACTGGAGGCGGCGGCAGACATTCTGAACCACGAAGGCCTGTCGATGGAAAATGCCGCTTGACATTAAATGGCCGCATGGCCGATTATTTCCCCATCCTGTCATTCCTGCGCGTTGTTGGGATTGACACAAGAACCCGGCAAAGCGCCGGGTTTTTTTATGGAGTGTCGAATGGAAGCAGATCAGGTCGTCGCAGCCGCACTTGGATGGGGCGATATTGCGAAGATTGTACTGGCAAGCGGTGTCGTGGCTGCGCTTATTGGCTGGCTTAAAGACTGGGTATTTCGGAGTAGAGATACCAGAAAGGCTGCGAAGTTTGCAGCGATCGGCATCGTCGGAAAGCTTGATGAATACGCTCATCAATCGAGCCGAAGAGTTAGCTCCTATCGAGAGCAAACGGCTCAAATGAATCCTCATGCGCATTATCAGAACTGGCCATCTTGCACCTATCCGGACCTCGACATCAGTCAAGATCTGCTGAAGCTTATTGATACAGAAATCGCGTGTGAGGTGGCGTGGCTCGCAACGACCCAGGCTCACGCAAATGAGTACCTCTACTACATCTATGACAACTCTGTGGACCCCACTGAAGGTGGTAATGCCCAAGCTGAGCTTGTTGGCTTCATGGGATACGAGGCGTACGAGTTAGCCACCAAGCTTCGAGATCGCTACGGACTATTGAGATACGCCCACAGGTGGGAGCTCGCTGGTGAATTCCAAGATCTTCAGAAAGACTGGATAAAAGTCAAAAATGATATCGCTACTCGCCTTAGCTACCGAAGCAGCTAAGTGGTGCTTAAGTAAGCCATCGCCCGCAGCATATGCCACATTGAGCCCGCTATAAGCGGGCTTTTTCTTTACAGCTCCCTAAAAGGGAGGAATCGAGATGCCGAACATGCCCGAGAAGGATCCTGGCCTGTGGGCCGCTGTGCTCACCTGGGTGCTGGCCCATCAGCCTCAGCTGTATGCCGCTGGCCTGTCAGTCGCCATCGCCGTCCTCCGGGTGGTTTATGGCGGTGGCACCCGCCGGCAGATGTTCTTGGAGGGCGCGCTGTGTGGCCTCATCACCCTGGCCCTGGTACCGCTGCTCGAATGGATGGGTTTGCCTCAGGGCATGGCCACCTTCGCGGGCGGCATGGTCGGCTTCATGGGTGTGGAGAAGCTTCGCGGCTACTCCGATCTATTCCTATCTCGCAAGGCTCAAGGGTAAGTAAATGATCACGTTGACCGATAGCAACGGCCTCAAGCGTTACCTAGCTCCCACCGCAATCGCTCGTGTGGACGAAGCCTGCACCAGCAGTCAGTGGCACGGCATCTGCGCCATTGTTCGCACCTTCGATGGTCAGGTGCTGGAGGTTAAGCAGCGGGCTGATGACATCGTGCGTCTGATCAGCGAATCGAAAGGCTGATGGCCAGGCTCAAGACGCTCGGCTCACGCATCAAGGAGAGCGCAGGGTCGCGGGTCAAGGTGGTCACTCCTGGCAGCTGGCGAAGCGGCATGACCAGCTCCCAGCGTGGCTACGACTACCGATGGCAGAAAGCGCGAGAGCATTACCTCAATGAGCACCCGCTCTGCGTCTTCTGCGAGCGGAACGGACGCACTGCTGCTGCAAAGGTGGTGGACCACATCGTGGCACACCGCGGTGACATGGCTCTCTTCTGGGATCAGGCCAACTGGCAAAGCCTCTGCAAGCTCTGCCACGACTCGGTCAAGCAGGCCGAGGAGGTTGCCGGCCTGGGTGGCTGACACCTCGCGGTTCAACAAAACCGGCGCGGCCACCTAGAGGCACGCCATTGACGTGCCACGAAAGGGGTAGGGGGGTCAAAAGCTAGGGATTCTCATCTAGCTAGACCACCTCCGACCCCACGTACACATTTTTTCCCGTTTCAGGAAAAGTTAACCATGGCTTTAACCGACAAGAAGCGGCGGTTTGTTGACGCTTTGCTGTCGGGTGCCACAAATCGCGAGGCGGCGCTCGCCGCTGAATATTCCGAGAAGACCGCGTCGCAAGCGGGTTCCAAGCTTGCGAAGGACCCCGATGTCCTTGCTGAAGTCGGACGCCGGTTGAAGCAAAAGCAGGCTTCCAGCACCGAGGTTAAACCCTCTCGAAAAGTTAAAGCTGAACAGCCGCAGGTTCAGCAGGCTGATGACCTGTCGCTAACCGAGACCGACGATCCGCGCGCCTTCCTGACTGAGCTAATGAACGCCGAAGGCGCCGACCTGCGTATGCGACTGGAAGCGGCCAAGACGCTGATGCCTTATGTGCATGGCAAGGTCGCCGACCAGGGCAAGAAAGAGCAGAAGGCGGAGGCCGCCAAACAGGTCGGTAAAGGCAAGTACTCCCAGGGAAAGCCACCCCTCTCCGTAGTGAAGAATTGACCTATGCAATGGACAACAGCCTGCCCGGATTGGTGGAGGTGCCTGGCTGCGGGCGAATCAATCATCCCTGAGCCGCTGTTTCCAGACGAAGCTGAAGCCGGCCTCGATGTGTTCAAGGGGCTGAAAATCGTCGATGCCCCGGGCAGCCCCACCATTGAGGCCGCCTGCGCACCGTGGGTCTTGGCATTCGCCGGGGCCATCTTCGGCAGCTACAACAGCGAGACCGGCGAGCGCCTGATTCGGGAGGTGATGCTTTGCATCCCCAAGAAAAATAGTAAATCGACGATCGCCGCCGGGATCATGCTGACGGCGCTGATCCGCAACTGGCGCCTCTCTGCTGAGTTCATCATCCTCGCGCCGACCAAAGAGATTGCCGACAACTCGTTCATCCCGGCCAAAGACATGGTCAACAACGATGACGAGCTGAAAGCGCTGCTGCATGTGCAGCCGCACCTGCGGTTGATCACCCATCGCGAGACCGGCGCCACCTTGAAGGTGGTTGCTGCGGATAGCGACGTGGTTGGCGGCAAGAAGGCGGTCGGCGTCCTGATCGATGAGGCCTGGCTGTTCGGGAAGAACCCGAAAGCCGCTGACATGATTCGCGAGGCTACTGGCGGTCTGCTGTCGCGACCTGAAGGCTTCATCATCTGGCTGACGACCCAATCGAACGAACCGCCGGCCGGTGTGTTCCGCTCCAAGCTCAACTATGCACGCGGCGTGCGTGATGGCCGGATCGACGACAACCGCTTCTTGCCGATCATCTATGAGTTCTCTCAGGAGATGATCAAGAGCGGCGAGGCGCGGAAGCCTGAGAACTTCCACCTGGTCAATCCGAACATCGATTACTCCGTTGACCGGCCTACGCTTGAGCGCCTGTTCATGCAGGCTGAGCTGGACGGCGAGGCTGAGCTGCGCGGCTTCTTGGCCAAACACCTCAACATCGAGATCGGCCTTGCGCTGATGTCCGACGCTTGGGTCGGGGCGGAGTTTTGGGAGGCCCAGGCTTCAGCGTGGCTCAGCCTCGACGAAATCCTCACCCGATGCGAGGTCGTTGATGTTGGCGGTGACGGAGGCGGTCTTGATGACTTGCTCGGTCTTGCCGTGATGGGTCGGGAGACCGGAACTCGCAGGTGGTTCCACTGGGCTCACGCCTGGGCGCACCCTTCGGTTCTGGAGCGCCGCAAGTCAGAAGCGCCACGCTTGAGGGACCTGGAAAAGGCTGGCGACATCACCATTGTGGAACGCATCGGTGATGACGTTGAGCAATTTGCGGCCATCGTGGCCCGTGTCAATAACACCGGGCTTCTCGATAAGGTCGGCCTCGATCCGGCAGGCATCGGTGCAGTACTCGACGCGCTTGCGGATGCTGGCGTTGAGGAAGACAAGATCGTGGGCATCTCTCAAGGCTGGAAACTCACCGGCGCAATCAAAACGACGGAACGCAAGCTTGCCGAGGGTTCGCTGCTCCATTGTGGTCAGCCGCTCATGGCTTGGTCCTGCGGAAATGCCAAGGGCGTGCCTTCAGCCAACGCTTTCTTGATTACCAAGCAAGCATCGGGCACCGCAAAGATTGACCCGCTGATGGCTACATTCAACGCCGTTTCACTGCTGAGCCTTAATCCAGAGGGCAGGGGCGGGATGGACAATTTCATGGCAGGCATTCGGGATCCACTGATCGCATGAACGCATTTCATATTTTCATCGCCTGCGCAGTAATCGCTTTCTGCCTGGCATGCGGCGGGGTCTGGATGCTGGCCGGTACCGGCTGGGCTTTGCTGGCGGGATCACTGAGCTTCTTCTGCATCGCCGGCTTCATCCGCAGAGGGCTTGTCAGTGATTAAAACCCTATCGCAGGCGTTGGGGGCTGCTGCCACCAAGCCTTCAGCCAGTATGAGTGAATGGCTGGGCAAGACTATCAAGCTGTCCGATGGAGGTTTCTGGAGTGCTTTTAACGGCGCCCAGTCCAGTAGTGGAAAGTCAGTCAGCGTCGATAAGGCCATGCGTCTGTCCACGGTGTGGGCATGCGTCCGCATCATTTCGACCTCGGTGGCCGGCTTGCCGCTGAGCATCTACCGGCGCATGCCGGATGGCAGCCGCGAGAGCGCTCGCGACTTCCCGTTGTACGACGTGGTGCACAACAGCCCCAACGAAGACATGGCCGCCTTCCACTTTTGGCAGGCAGTCGTCGCTTCGATGCTGCTCTGGGGCAACGCCTATTGCGAGATCCACCGCTCTGCTGGTCGCGTCATCGCCCTGGATTTTCTGACGCCATCGAGAGTCGACCTCGAGTTCGACGATGATGGACGACTCAGGTATTTCTTCAGGCCCCGAAAGGGCGCCCGCCGAGAAATCCAGCGGCAGGACATGCTGCACATTCCGGCCTTTACCCTGGATGGCCGAGTCGGCCTTTCAGCTATTCGATACGGCGCGGATGTGTTCGGTTCGGCGATGTCGGCAGACGATGCCGCCAACAGTACCTTCCGCAACGGCATGATGCCCACTGTCGCGTTTTCGGTGGACAAGACGCTGAACCCCGCTCAGCGCGTTGAGTTTCGTGAATACGTGAAGACTATCTCCGGAGCATTGAATGCCGGCAAGAGCCCCGTGCTCGAGCAGGGTGTGAAACCGGAGATGATCGGCATCAACCCCGCCGATGCGCAACTGCTGGAGTCGAGAGGGCACAGCATCGAGGAAATCTGCCGCTGGTTCGGGGTCCCACCTTGGATGGTGATGAAGACCGACAAGGGCAGCAACTGGGGCACAGGACTGGAGCAGCAGCAGATTGCGTTTCTCACCTACTGCATCATGTCCTTCACTGCGCCAATCGAGCAGTGCGTGAACAAGTGGTGCATGACGGCGGTTGACCGGATCAAGTTTTATGCCGAGTACTCGCTTGAAGCATTCCTGCGTGCGGATAGCGCGGGCCGTGCGGCCTATCTCAGCACGATGGGGCAGAACGGCTACCTGACCCGAAACGAGGGGCGGCGGAAAGAGAACCTTCCAAGCATGCCTGGTGGCGATGTACTGACCGTGCAATCGAACCTGGTGCCGCTGGACCAGCTGGGCAAGCAAAACGATGGTCAGGCCGCACGGGCCGCACTGATGAACTGGCTGCAAGAGCCGGAAAGCAAATCTCGGGAGTAATCCATGAAACACAAGATCCAGTCTCGCGGCCTGCGCAGCGAGATGAGCCCGCGCGCGCTCGACAAGTGGAATCCCGCGATCCAGGCGGCCGTTGAAAACACATCGGACACCATCACGGTGTACGGCGTGATCGGTGAAGACTGGTACGGCGAGGGGGTCACGCTGAAACGAATCGATGCCGCGCTGCGTGCTATCGGCGAGCGCGACGTCACCGTTTACATCAATTCGCCCGGCGGCGACATGTTCGAAGGCATTGCTATATACAACCGCCTGCAAGAGCACAGTCATGAGGTCACCACCAAGGTGCTCGGCATGGCGGCCAGCGCTGCTTCGATTGTCTTCCTGGCTGGCAAAAAGCGAGAGGTGGCCAGTAGCGCCTTTCTCATGATCCACAACTGCTGGACCTGGCTCGCCGGAAATCGCAACTACCTGCGCGATATCGCCGCCGACATGGAGGAGTTCGATGCCGCGATGGCCGATCTCTATGCCGAGACTAGCGGGCAGCCGGCAGAGGACATGGCCGAACTGATGGACGACGAAACCTACATCCGTGGCAAGCGTGCCGTGGAGCTTGGCCTGGCTACTGGGCTGCTGTCGTCCACCGAGGTCACCGAGCGCGAAACCGAAGATGCCGCCCAAGCCAATGCACTCAAGGCCATGGATGTAGCCTTGGCCAAGGGCGGCATGCCTCGCTCCGAGCGCCGAGAACTATTCGCCAGTTTCAAGTCCGGCATGCCTCGCGCTGCCGGCGGGGGTACGCATAACGCTGCCCAGCCCGATAAGCCCCGCGCTGTCGCGCCAGACCTCTCCGCCTCTCTGAGCGCGGCAACCAACCTCCTCAATTCTCTGAAAGGAAAGTGACCATGGACTTTGAAGCCCAAGTCAAAGAACTCAACGCCAGCCTCAAGGGCATTGGCGATCAGATCAAAAGCCAGGCCGAGGCGACCGAAAAGCAAATCAAAGCCTCCGGTGAAATGAATACCGAAACCCGCGCCAAGGTCGATGAATTGCTGACCAAGCAAGGCGAGCTTCAGGCGCGCCTGGGCGAGGCCGAGCAGAAGCTTGTCAACGCAAGCCGGGATCGCAGCCATCAGGAAGAGCCCCAGAAATCGGTCGGCGCTCTCGTGATCGAAAGCGAAGAAATGAAGGATATGAACTCGTCCTTCCGTGGTTCTCGTCGGGTCTCCGTGCCGCGCGCGGCCATCACCACCGCAACCGGTGGTGACCTGGTGCAGACTCAGCGCTTGCCGGGGATCATTGCCCCGCCTCAACGCCGATTGACCGTCCGCGACCTGGTTGCTCCGGGAAACACTGAATCGAACTCCATCGAGTACGTCCGTGAAACCGGCTTCACCAACAACGCCCGTACGGTGGCGGAGAATACGGCCAAGCCGTACTCCGATTTGACCTTCGGCCTGGCCACTGCGAACGTGCGGACCATCGCCCATTTGTTCAAAGCCAGCCGCCAGATGCTGGACGATGCCAAGGCACTGCAGAGCTATATTGACGGTCGTTCACGCTACGGCCTCACCATGGCGGAAGAAGCTCAGTTGCTTTACGGCAACGGCACCGGCGTGAACCTGCAGGGCCTCATGACCGTTGCTCAACTGTACGCCGCCCCGGCTGGTGTAGCTGTAGTGGGCGAGCAGCGCATTGACCGCCTGCGCCTGGCGCTGCTGCAGGCCGAACTGGCCGAGTTTCCATCCGACGGCATCGTGCTCAACCCGATCGACTGGGCGGCCATTGAGCTGACCAAGGACGGGGAAGGCCGCTACATCATCGGCCAGCCTCAGGAAGGCACCAACGCGAAACTCTGGAATCGCCCTGTGGTTTCTACCCAGGCCATGACACAGAACGACTTCCTCGTCGGTGCTTTCAAGCTCGGCGCCCAGATCTTCGACCGCATGGAAATCGAAGTGCTGATCTCGACCGAGAACGGTGACGACTTCGAGAAAAACATGGCGACCATTCGGGCAGAAGAGCGACTGGCCTTTGCGATCTACCGCGAAGAGGCTTTCGTGACCGGCCCGCTGACTACCGTCACCCCCTAAACCTCCCACTATGAGGCGCCGGTAAAGGCGCCCTGCTGGAGTACTCCTATGGCACGTAAACAGGAAAAACCAGAGTCCACGGTTGGGCCGCAGGATACCGCCTCGACCGCTGAAACGAGCGGCAGCCAGCCTGAAGATGGGGCTTTGACCCTCTCACCTGGTGATGCAGCGTCGCCAAATTCTGGCGAATCGGGCGCTTCTAAAACTGATCCAGGCTCGGGAGATAGCACAGAGCAGACACGGCCAGAAGCACCGGAAAACTCGGGGCCTGGATCGAACGTCTCAGCAACCGACCTGAGCACCAGTGCCGAAGCCTCCGCTTCTGAAGGGGGAGCATCGGAAGGCGCAGGACAGAACGGGCCGGCGGTAGCTGAGAGTGGCGACGATATCGCCCAGCCAGTTGGCGAGGATCAGGTTGCGGCTAACCCTAATCCAGCAACTCTTCAGGTCTACCCGATGCGGTCCTACATGGATGAGGGCGAACTACGTCGCCGCGGAGGTCCCGTTTATGCAGTGCCACGTCGGCATGCAGAGGAGTTGGTGGAGCGGAAGCTAGCATCGTTCGAGCCGCTGAGGGAGTAGCGATATGCCGGTCATCAGCATGACCATCGTCCGGCATCACCTGCGGGATCCTGACGACGATAACGCTTACCTTGAACTCCTGATCGAGGCGGCCGAAGGGCAGGCGATGGATTATCTGAATCGTCGCTTCTACGCCGACCAGCAGGCGTTGGATGAGGCTGTCGCCGGCGGGGATGCTGGCGATTACCCCATGGTCATCAACAAGCAGATCAAGGCTGCCTGCCTGCTGATTCTCGGCCACCTTTACGCGAACCGTGAGGATGTTGTGACCGGGACCATTGCCACTGAGATGCCGAAGGGCTCCGAGGCACTCCTGACCCCGCATCGTATCGGGTGGGGCGTATGAGGGCCGGCCCGCTGCGTAATCGCTGTCAGGTGACATTTCCGCATCAAGAACGCAACAAGTCCGGAGGTGCGACGGAGACGTGGTTGCCTGCGACGCCTTCCGAAATGTGGGCGGAAATCAGAACGCCCAGCGGTCGCATGACGGCAGTCGCGGAAGGGCTGACCGCCGTTGTCACCGCCGAAATCATAGCCAGGCCGCGCAGTGATATCACTGCCGGGTGGCGCATCACCAGGCGAGGCGTGACCTACAAGGTTGAGGCCGTCTTGCCTGACAACGACAGGTCACTGATGAGGCTTCTCTGCTCATCGGTCCCTAACCCATGAGGTGAACCATGAAAATTCAAGCACTCGGGCCGCTGACTGGCGCTACTGGTGAGCGCGAGAAGGGCGAGATCTTTGAGGTGAAGAGAGAGCACGGCGAAGGCCTGATCGCCCGCGGCTATGCAGTTGAGATGGCCGAGCCCGCTGGCCTAACTGAAAAGGCAGTGAAGACGGCCCAAGCCAAGGAGTGAGCCATGGCGCGCCGGTCGAGCATTCGCGGCGACATCCGGTTGCGTCGCACGCTGCGCAACATCCACAAGACGATGGACAACGAGCTGCAGCCCGCGATGATGGAGGCGTCGAACCGCATTCTCGAAACCCAGCGACAGCTAATGCCCAAGGACACCGGTGCCGCCGCTGCAGCACTACGGGTGTACGTCTCACCCAGTGGCCTGGATGCCCAGATCGGGATCCGCGGTAAGCGGGACAATCGGCGGTTTTTTTACCTGCGCTTCATCGAGTACGGCACCAAGGGCTACATCGGCGGCAAGCGGGCAGGCGATCGCAACCGACGTGTCAGTAACAAGAGCGACGGCCAGCACTTCTTCGGCAAATACCCCGATATTCCCGCCCGGCCAGCTCATCCGTGGCTGCGCCCGTCGATGCAGGTCAACAGAGAGTATGTGATGGCTGACATCGAAGCTGCAGTACGCCGCACACTGCGCAAGGCAAGCCTGGGGGTAGGGAATGGCTGATCCATCACTGGCCCTGCAGGAGGCCATTTTCGCCAGGCTTCAGGCTGAGGTCAGCTGCCCGATCTACGACGGTGCGCCGCTGAATGCGGACATGCCATACGTCTCCATAGACCGGGAGGTCTCGGTCAACAGCAGCCCGATCTCAGGCCGCAAGCGTGAAACCCGCCTGCTGTACCTGTCTGTCTGGTCCGATGCTGTCGGCCAGGCCGAGGTCAAGCGTATCAATGGCGAGGTCATCGCTGCTCTGGACGAGCGCCGCCTTCCCCTGGAAGTCGGGCGCGCCGTCTCCGTTCGAGTCGAGCAGTCCGACGCCCAGCGTGACGCCGACGGCATCACTTACCACGGCTCGATCACCGTCCGCGTGATCACTACCCACTGAACATCCCACCGGCCGCGCCGCGGCTTTTATCCAATGTGGCTTTGGAGGAATACCCATGCCCGCAGAAGACAATTTGAATACAGCCGCCGGCTGCCGATTCTCAATCGGCGGAAAGACCGGCGCGAACACCGAAACCGACTATAGGGCCGACACTTACGTTGAAGTGGGCGAGATCGAGGACCTGGGCGAGTTTGGCGACACCTTCAGCAGTGTGAACTTCACCTCGCTGAGAGACGGCCGCGTGCGCAAGTATAAGGGCACCGCCGACGCTGGCGACCTGACCATCACTGTCGGCTTGGACAATGGTGACGCCGGCCAGCGTGCCGTGAAGACTGCGCACAAGGACCGTAGCAAGGGTGATTACAACGTCAAGATCACCTTGAATGATGGTGATCCGACCGCCACCCCAGTGATCAATCCCACCACCTTCTACATGCGCGTCAAGGTGATGAACAACACCATCGCGCCAGGTGCTGCCGATAACGTGGTGCGCCGCAACATCACCATGGGTATCAACTCTGACGTGCTGGAAATCGCTGCCGGTCCAGCCACCCCTTGATAGCCCGGGGCTCTGGCCACGGCAAGACAGGATCTGATCATATGAACAACACTTTGCACGGCACCGTGACCGTGAAACTGGGCGATGAGGTATTTACCCTGCAGCCCACCCTCAAGGCAGTTCGCGCGATCGAGAGCCGCTTTGGCGGCTTACGCGGCGCTTCGCAGACGATCAACGCCCTGAGCGTGGAGGGTTGTGCAATTATCTTGGCCGCCGGCGCAGGGCTGGAAGGCAAGGCAGCGGAAGCTGTGACCGAGAAGGTATGGCAGGAGGGTGTTCTCGAAGTGTCGACGCAGCTCAATGCTTACGTCGTCGCGCTCTACAACCCCCGCGGTGCCGACAAGGGAAAGGCTCAAGCCGGGACAGCGTAAGCGTCGTAGAGGACGGCAGCTACGTCGACCGGCTGTATGCAATCGCCACCGGATGGCTGGGCTGGGCGCCAGAAGTGACATGGCGCACCCCCTTGCCGGAACTCTTCATGGCGATGGATGCCAGGCTTGAGTGGGTGCAGATGACAAGCCCGTTTGGTGCTGGCAAACCTGGTAGTCAGCAGGAGAAGCTGAAACCTACTACGGTGGCAGAGAAGCTGAGGCAGGCTCTCACGGGAAGAAAGGCTGCTTGAGTTGGTATCGGGAGTTATCCTATATCCCGATTTGGTTTGGGGATGGATCCATGCAGCTACTTATCCTACTGGCGCTTCTAATTATCATCGTCCTGATAGCTCCCTGGATGTTGGGGGTGATCGTGACTTTCGTAGTCGCCGGAGGTGCGGCTTTTTTCGTCTTCTGTCTCGGCGCTGCTCTCGTTCTCGGCATCGCAGCGCTTGTACTGCGACACCTGGATGACCCGGTAAAGAACCAAGAGCGCCTCGAAAAGAGAGCCAGAAAGGTTGCCGATGCCGCGAACCGAGCCAACAGAAGGCCCGAGTGATATCCGCATTCAATGTTCTTGAGCCCGGCGATGCCGGGCTTTTTATTTCCTGGAGATCAGCATGGCAGATTCAGACATCCAGGGGATGCTGGTCCGTATTGAAGCGACCACCGCTCAGCTTCGCTCTGAAATCGCGAGGGCTGAGTCCACTGTCGCCCAAGGCGCCACGGCGATAGACCGCGGCCTTGCTCGAATTGATGAAAGCTTTGATCGCGCAGGGGAAAGCGCCCAGAGTGCAGGAGCCCTGATCAAGAATGCTCTAGCAGTGGCGGTGGGTGCCGCTTCGGTCCGTTCCATTATCGATGTCGCCGACTCCTACTCACAGATGTCGGATCGAATGGGGCTGGCGACCTCCAGCGTCAACGAATACAACCTGGTACAGGAAAGGTTGCTAGAAACGGCCAAGCGCACTTATCGCCCCTTGAGCGAGGCCCAAGAGCTGTACATCCGGACGGCAGACAGCCTCAAGTCCATGGGGTACAACACCAGCGAAGCGCTGGATGTGATGGACAGCTTCAGTTTCCTGCTTGTGACCAACTCGGCCACCACTGACAAAGCATCTTCTGCAATCGATGCATATTCCAAGGCGCTGCAGACCGGCAAGGTCGAGGCCGATGGTTGGCAGTCGATCCTGGCGGCAATGCCAACGATCGTAGATACCCTCGCAAAAGCGACTGGCAAGAGCGCTGAGGAGATCCGTTCTCTCGGGGCAGGCGGCAAGCTCAGCCTAGATATCCTCACCGAAGGCTTGCAGAAGGCGGCACAGGCAAACGGTGAACTGGCTGACAGTATGGGTGTAGCGGTACGGGATGCGCTGCAAAATCTCAGCAACGCTTTCTCCGTCTACATCGGTCGTCTGAACGAGACCACTGATGGAACTGGGGTTCTAGCCCAGGGTATCAGCGTCATCGGAGACAACTTCGAAATGCTGGCGAACATCGCTGGCGTCGTAGCTGTTGGTGCTCTTGCGGGCTACTCCCGGAGTCTTGCTGGTAGTGCTGCCGCCTCGCTTTTGGCGACCAAGAGCGCAATCTCGGACGCCATCGCTCGGAAGGCCCAGGCGAACGCTGTTTTACTGGTCGCGCAGGCTGAGCAGCAGAAGGCTCAAACAGTAGTTTTTCTTGCTGAAAAAGAGGCCGTTGCCGCACGTGGGACCGCTGTACAGACCCAGATGTCGCTGCAACTCGCTGAGGCGAGGATGCTTGAAACGCGAGCCACGAACGCAGTCGCTGCTGCCCAAGCAACTGTTAGTCGCGCGTCTATAGGAATCATGGGTGTGCTTGGAGGGCCCGCTGGTATAGCAGCCCTGGCAATCGGCGCCGCAACTGCCTTCCTCACTCTGCGTGACAACACCAGTGTTCTCGAGCAAAAGCTGGGCGACCTCAGCGACCCGATTGACCAACTGGTTGAGCGCTTCAATAAGCTCAACCGTGCCACTCAGTCCGTTACCCTTCGGGAGCTGAAAGCCTCGATTGAAGATGCAGAAAGCGAATTGACAGCTGCCTCCGGGTCGATTGCATTCGAATTCCAGAGCAGTCTCACGAATGCAGGCCTGGCCGGTGCTTCTGGGTTCATGGGCGGCATCGCGCCCCTTCCCGCCGAGTTCCAGGCTGCTATGGACATCGTGAAGAAGGCCTCAGCCGACCAAGCTTCCGGAATGGCTGTTGACTGGAAGGAAGTCGCAGATCGAATCAGAGAGGTTCCAGGCGTCACCGCTGAAATGGCAAATGCGCTTGAAAAGAGCGGCGGTGCGGCTACCGAAAAGGCAGAGGTTATTGATCGTCTCAAGCAGGCAATGGCTGAGCTGACGGGCGAGACTGATGCAAATACCCAGGCCGAGCGGCTGAACGCCGCGGCCAGAGCAACGGCAGCTCAGGAAACCCAGAAGTATCTCGATCAACAGCTGAAGCAGCTTGCCTCGGCGCAGGACAAAACCAACACTGATGCCGCCAAGCGTTATATCGCCGAGCGGACCGATATGTCTGAGGGCGAGAGGGCCGCGATCCTCTCCGTTGCTGCTGCACGGGACGCGCAAAAGAAAGCTGACGACGCGGCAACTCAGGCCAAGCGGCAAGGAGCGTCGGAGGCCGAGCAGTCAGCCAAGAAGCAGGTCAAGGACTTCGAGTCCACGGAAGAAAGTTACAAGCGCCAAATCCAGCTCATCAACACAACAAGTGACAAGCAGAAGGACGCCACCGAGGTCGCCAAGCTCTCCTTCGAGTTGCAGGAGGGCAAGCTCGGAAACCTGTCCAAGGTCCAGCAGAAACGCCTACTCGCCCTTGCCGCTGAGCTGGACGCGCTGAACAAGATCAAGAAGACGAACGAGGATGACCTGAAGCTCAGCGCCTTCAAGGCAGTCCAGGCCACGGGAACTCAGACCGCCATCAATGGCTATGACCAAGACCTGGCTGGCATCGGTAGGGGCGACAAGGCTCGGGACCGGATGAGAGCTGATCTGGCTCTGCGTCAGAAGTACGTACAGGATCTGAACGCCCTCAACGAGCAGCGAAACACAGGACAGATCAGCCCGGAGCTCTACCAGAAGGAAACCCAGGTACTTACCGATGAACTCACCAAGCGACTCACCGCCCAGCAGAACTACTTCCACCGGGTCGATGAGGCGCAGTCGAGCTGGTCGAACGGCGCTACGGCGGCCTTGGAAAACTACCTCGATAGCGCGGCAGACGTGGCTGGGCAGACGCAAGAGTTGTTCTCGAATGCTTTCGGCAACCTAGAGGACGGCATTACTCAGTTCGTGAAAACCGGGAAGTTTCAGTTCAAGGACTTCGCAGACTCGATCATCGAGGATCTGATTCGAATCCAAGTTCGCCAGGCAGCTGCCGGCTTCCTCAGCTCGGCATTCGGTTTTCTGAGCGGAGGCGGTGCAGCGCTTGGTCAGGGCACCATGAGTGGATTCAGTGAGGGCTCATTTGTGGCAAACGCCAAGGGCGGTGTCTATGACTCCCCCAGCCTGTCGGCTTATTCCGGCGGGGTGTACGACAGCCCGCAGATGTTCGCCTTCGCCAAGGGTGCGGGGATCTTTGCCGAGGCCGGCCCTGAAGCAATTCTGCCTCTTCACCGGGGGCCGGATGGTTCTCTCGGTGTCATGGCCGCTGGCGCTGGAGGAGGTGGCGGGGAGTCCTCGATCTCCTTTGGCGGCATCACGCAGCACTTCCATTTCAGCGGAGGTGCTGGCTCGCTGACCAAGGAGGAGGTCCGGCAGGTGGCCCAGGACGGCGCTAAGGGCGGCTACGAGATGATGCTCCGAGACTTCAAGACCAACGGCGCCGGGCGGCAGATGCTGCAGCGGCGGTAAATAGGCTCGGCCCGCTTCGGCGGGCTTTCTTTTTGGAGTGACCCAATGGCGGAGGAATGGCCCGAGGACCTGGAACCCACAGAGGTCACCTGGGGCGTCGTCTACAACAACCGGGGGTTCACTTCCTCGCTGTCGAATGCCCAGCAGATCGTGGCTCAGCCTGGATCCTACTGGAAGTGCACCATGACCTTTGGCTTCCTGTACGAAGAGGATGAACGCCAGCTGACATCGCTGCTTGGCCGCCTGCACGGCATGTTTGGCACGGTGCACATCCCGTATCTCACCCGGACGCGCACAGACAATATCGGCGCGCCAGCGGTGGCTGTGGCCATTGCTCAGGCCAGCGTCATGCAGCTGCAGGGCATGCTGGCCAGCCGACAAGTGTTCAGTAGGGGCGACCTCATCACCATCAAAGGCGAGATGTTTGAAGTGGTCGAGAACGCCTTTTCTGACGCCGCTGGCAAGGCGCTGATCAGCGTGAACAAGCGGATTCGCAAGGTAATCCCGGCCGGCAGTGCGGTTGAGTACAAGAATCCCTACTGCGAGATGCGCCGCATGGACGACACCAACGAATGGACCACCCAGCCGGTGGTCTCGAACTCGACCCTGCAATTCCGAGAGGCGTTCTGATGGCCACCGGTGTTTTCCCATTCAGCCAGACAGTCGTCGACATCATCGCAAAGGGCAACTTCATGGCGGTCTACGCCTGCCAGTTGGACTTCCCCGACGGGATGGTCTTTGCGCACACAGGGACCGGCGACCTGGTGATCGACGGCATCACCTATCAGGGCGTCGGCAGCTTCGGCGCGGTCGGGCAGTCGCAGGAGAGCAGCAACTCGGGATCGCCCATGTCGGTGGACCTTACGCTCAACGGCCTAGACGCCCAGATCATCACCGAGACTTCGCTTAAGGGATGCAGGGGGCGCAACGGCAAGCTGATGTTCGTCGTGTTCGACCAGGACGGAACCTATGCCGCTGACATTCTGTTCAGTGGGCGCATGGATGCCGCCAAGTTCTCCTACGCGGGCAACGGCGAAGAGGGCAACAGCATCACCGTGCCCCTGATCGACCGCATGGCCGAGTGGAACCGAACCGGTACCGAGCGCTGGACCGACGAGAACCACCGAGCGCGCCGGCAGGACGACCGCTTCTTCTTCGCGATCGCTCAGATCGCCGACTGGCCCATCTACTGGGGCGCCTCCAAGGATGCGCCGAAATTCACCTACGAGAAGTGACCATGCGAAAGCGCGACTGGACGACACAGCTTGCCAACACGATCAAGGCCGCCATCGAGCGGCCTTTTTCATGGGGCGAATTTGACTGCTGCCTGTTTGCCGCCGACTGCGCTCTGGCGGTGTGTGGTGTCGATCCTGCCGAGGCCTACCGGGACCGTTACGCATCCGAGGCTGGCGCCAAGCGCCTGCTGAGGAAGCTGCACGGCTCGCTGGAGGGCGCTTGGGACGCCTGCTTTGCCCGCATCCAGCCTGGCCTGATCCAGCGGGGCGACATAGCCCTATACGACGGCCCCAATGGCCGAGGCGTTGCGGTGTTCTGGGCAGATGAATTCTGGTCGGTTTCCCCTGACGGGGTGTGCCGTATCGAGTGTGAGCCGTTGACGGTGTGGAGAGTTGAATGAGTTCTGCAGTCAGTAAAGTTGCCCAGATCGCCGTCGGGGCGGTGATTGGCTTCGTACAGGGTGGCCCGTTGGGCGCCCTGGCGGGTGCTGCGCTGGCGTTCTACGTCGCCTCGCAGCAGGACCAGCTTGATACCGGCTCACTCCGCACGGGTGAACCGTCCAGCCAGACCCTGCGCTCGTCCAAGGCGGCCGCTCGCTATGTGCTGGGGCGCGTGAGCACCGGCGGCGTTTTGGCCTGGGGCCAGGAGCAGGCCGGCGATCAGACCGACGGCGAATGGCTGCACATGGTCTATGTGCTGTCGGAGGGGGAGATCGATGCCCTGGAGGAGATCTTCCTGGGCGAGGAGCAGATCCAGACCTATGGCGAGTTCGCGTCCTACGAACTGGTCACCAACCCGGGCCAGGTGAATGCGTTCCTGAAAGCCAACAGCCCGGACTGGCGCGACACGCAGATCGGGCGCGGCCTGTCCTTCGTGCGGGTGTCGTTCAGGTACAGCGCGGAGAAGTACCCGTCCGGCATTCCTGATGTGCGCTTCGTGCTCCGTGGGCGCCGGGATATCTACGATCCCCGCACCCGCACCACTGGCTACAGCGAAAACACCGCGCTGCACATCCTCTGGTTCCTGCGTAATCGCTGCGGCGTGCCGGACGATGAGATCGTGTTCCCAAGCTTTGCCAGCAGTGCCAGCGTGTGCGACGAGATGCTGGCCAACGCAGACGGCAGCAGCTCGGCGCGGTACCGTTCCGGCTGCGTCATCGGCGCGGACGAATCGCGCACCCAGGTGATGCAGAAGCTGGAGTCGGCGTGCGGCGGCAAGCTGATCCGTGTCGGTGGCCGTTGGATGCTGCAGGTCGGCGCCTACTACGGCCCGTATGACTTTGAGATCACCGAGGACATGGTGATCGGCACTGTCACCGGCAGCACTGAGCCGTCCAATGACTCGGCGATCAACACCGTGCGCGGGACCTTCGTGGACCCGGCGCAGGCGTGGGCCGAGACAGATTATCCCGAGGTGTCGGTCAACGAGTGGGTGGTTGCCGACGGCGGTGAAGCGGCAGAAACCCTGTCGTTCTCCTACGTCAGCAATCCCTACCAGGCCCAGCGCCTGGCCAACATCGAGCTGCGCCGTCGGCGCGCAGGCGGCACCTTGTCGATCCCCATGAACTTCATGGGCTACAACTGCCGTCCAGGCCGCTCGGTGAAGGTCAACCTGCCGTCGCTGAACATCATTGGCGAGTTCATTGTCACCGACTGGTCGATGAGCGCCGACAGCGGCTGCAGCGTCTCGGTTGCGCAGAACGAACCGGCCATTTTCGACGACGCCGTGGGCCAGCCCTACAACCCGATTGGTTTCATCAGCCTGCCAACGGGTGGCCTGGGTAGCCCCACCGGTCTCACCTGGTCGACCGAAGATAATGCCGAGGTCGTCCAAGGCACCCTGGCATGGGTCGCGCCTTATGGCGTGGTCACCGCATATGCCATCACGGTGCGCCAGGGCACGGCAGCAGTGCAGGCGCAGCAGGTGCCGGCGACGACGCTCAAACTGCCCCTGTCTGGGCTGCCATCCGGCAACTACACCATGAGCGTGGCCGCCCTGGGGCCGCTGACCCGCTCGGGCGAAGCCAGCATCACCGTCAACATCGATGGCCCACCGGTGCCGGAAGCGTGCGTGGTACAGGCCACTATCGACACGATCACGCTTTATCCGAGCAACCCGCAGCACGGCTTGAACGGCGGCACCTACGAGTACTTCTACTCGAGCAACCCACAGGCCACCCAGGGTGAATACCTGGGGCAGGGCCTGACGCTGAGCCATACCGGCCTGGCCTTCGCCACCAATTACGCCTACTTCATCCGCGCCAAGAACGCCTATGGCGTTAGCGCCTTCCTGAAGGTGGTGGCGTCCACGTCGACTGACGTGAAGACCATGCTTGATGCGCTCAAGGACAAGATCGAGGCGGGGCAGCTTGCGCCGGCGCTGCGCCAGGAAGTTTCGCTGATCTCCGGCCCGCCGACCCAGGCGGGGTCTGTCGCCCAACGTCTTGCCGCTGAAGCAGCGGCCCGCGGCCAGGCCATAGCAGCTGAGGCAACCGCTCGCGGCCAGGCTATTGCGGCAGAGACGACAGCTCGAACCCAGGCCATCGCGGCCGAGGTCGTGGACCGCAACAAGGCGATTGCCGTCGAAACCCAAGCGCGCACCAAGGCTATCGGCGACGAAGCCGCAGCCCGTGCACAGGGCCTGCTGTCTGAGGCCCAGGCTCGCGGGGCGGCGATTACCAGCGAGGCGCAGGCACGGCAGTCGGCGGACGATTCGCTCAGCCAGAAGATCGATACCATCACGGCTTCGGTGGGCAACAATGCCGCTGCGATCCAGGCGGAGGCAACCGCTCGTGCCAATGCTGACTCGGCGCTCGGCCAAAGTATCGCTACGGTTGCGGCAAACACGGCCTCCAACGCTGCGGCTATCGGCAACGAGACCACGGCACGTACCAATGCTGACTCGGCCCTGGCGTCGCAGATCGCCACGCTGCGCGCCGAATCCGGAGGGTTTGACTCGACGTTGAACTACGGTTTTGCCTCCACCACTGAGGGCTGGTCTGGTACTCGCTGCACGCTGGTGGTTGAAAACGGCCGCTTGATCGTCACGAACGACGGCGCTGGCGCATACCTCAACGCTCCGGTTGTCTCGATCAAAGGGCGGGATCACGATCGTATCCGTTGCCGGATCACCCGACGCGGGGGTAGCGGCTGGACTGGCCAGGTGTCCTACGCCACGGTCGGGCACGGCTCGTCGACGGCGTACAACAAGATCATCCCGAACCCTGGTCTGGCAGTCGGGCAGACCATGGTGCTCGAATGGGACATGTCGCAGCTCACCAATGGTGGCAGCGACTGGTCGGACAGTACGATCAGCAGGTTCTACCTGTGGATCAGCGGCACCGCAGGGGATGTTTTCGAGATCGACTGGATTGCCGTCGGCCAGATCGCGCCGTCGGCCTCGGTGGCTTCGGTCGTGGATGAGCGTACCGCGCGGATCAGTGGGGATGAGGCGAACGCCTCGGCTGTCACTGCGCTGGGCAGCAGCCTGACCACCACCAACCAGAATGTCACCGCCGCCCAGCAGGCCGCCCAGGACGCGGCCACGCTGGCGGGTGGCAAAGGCAAGGTGCTGGTGCAGGCGACTGCCCCGGTCGCTTCCGACCGTCTTCCGCAGAACCTCTGGATCGACACCACTGGCAATGCCAACACCCCAAAACGGTGGAACGGCACTGCCTGGGTGGCTGTGACGGACAAGGTGGCCACCGACGCCGCGGCGGCCGCTCAGTCGGCATTGTCGCAGCTGGCCGGCAAGGCCGACGCTTCGGCATTGCAGGCGCTCAGCACCACCGTCAGCAACCAGGGCAATACGCTGTCGAGCCAGGGCAGCAGCATCACCGAGCTCAACAACAGCCTGCAGACCACCAACGGCAACGTTGCTACGGCTCAGCAGGCGGCGCAGGCAGCGGCCAGTCTGGCCGGTAGCAAGGGCAAGGTGCTGTATCAGTCGGCGGCGCCGGCGGTTGCCGACCGCCAGGCCGAGAACCTCTGGATCGATACCACCGGTGCAGCCAACACGCCCAAACGCTGGAACGGCAGTGCCTGGGTGGCCGTCACCGATAAGGTGGCAACCGATGCTGCTGCAGCTGCTGCCAGCGCGCTGGCGCAGGTGGCGAACAAGGCCGATGCTTCTGCGCTCCAGGCGCTGAACTCGACCGTGACCAGCCAGGGCACCACCCTGACCAGTCAAGGCGCCGCGCTGACCCAGCTCAAGGCCTCCATTGGCCAGCAGCCCGACAACCTGATCCTGCGGGGCAGCTTCGAGGATGGCTTAGTCGATCCCTGGTCCGCCGACCCGGTGATTACCAACATATCGGCCCATCCGTCGGCCGGCAAAGGCATCGCGTTCTTCAACAACAGCTTTTGCGGCATTGGCTATAGCGTGCTGACTACCGGGGGCGAGCAGTTCGACTTATCAGCCGACATCTGGCCGAACTACATGACAGCGGGACAGACGACTCGTTTGCAGATGCAGTTTGCGGACAAGGCCGGTAACAGCTTGGGCTACTTCACCGCGTTTGCGGTACCGGCATCGACTACAGGTTTCAAGACCAACACCGGGCGCATCACGGCGCCGGCTGGTGCGGTCTCGGCCCGGTTCGTGACCCGCACAGAGCCTTCGGACGGTACCGGGCGTTCGCTGTGGTGCAACATCATCGCTCGTCGAGTCACGGCGGCCGACACCGCCAACGCTGATGCGGTGTCCAACCTCACCAGCACGGTCACCCAGCAGGGCGCCACGCTGACCAGTCAGAGCCAGGCCCTGACCGAGCTGAACAGCAACCTGGTGATCACCACTGGCAACGCTGCTGCGGCACAGCAGGCCGCCGATGCTGCCAACGCCCTTGCAGGAGGAAAGGGCAAGGTCATCATCCAGGCGGCGGCACCAGCGACAGCGGATCGTCTTCCACAGAACCTGTGGATCGACACAACAGGGAACGCCAATACGCCTAAGCGCTGGACCGGGTCCGCGTGGGCAGCGGTGACCGACAAAGCTGCAACGGACGCGGCAGCCGCCGCCGCCGCCGCCCTGGCGCTCGCTCAGACCAAGGCAGACGCGTCGGCACTGCAGACGCTGAGCACCACCGTGTCGAATCAGGGCAGCACCTTGACCAGCCAGGGCGCGAGCATCACCCAGCTGAACAATGGCCTTCAGACCACGAACGGCAATGTGACGACCGCGCAGCAGGCCGCCCAGGCGGCGTCTGATAAAGCTGGTGCCAAGGGCGAGGTCATCTATGGCACCGCTGCGCCGACGGCTGATAAGCGCCTGGCGCAAAACCTTTGGATCGACACCACAGGAGGTGCAAACACCCCGAAACGCTGGACGGGCTCGGCCTGGGTAGCAGTGACGGATAAGGCGGCAACAGATGCAGCGGCAGCGGCAGCCAGCGCCTTGGCGCAGGTGGCCACGAAAGCCGAGGCCTCCGCGCTGCAGACCCTGAGCAACACCGTCACCAGTCAGGGCAATACGCTGACCAGCCAGGGCAACGCGCTCACCGGTTTGCAGGCTTCGATCGGCAATCTGGCCGGCAACGGCGCCAACCTGCTCGACAGTGACTACAGCTGGTTGGCGTCGACCACATTGCCGGTGACCGGCGGCGCCTTGTTGACCAAGACGGGGGTGTCCGTGCCCGAAGCCGATTCCGGTTTCGGCTACTCGCTGCGAGCTGATACCGATAGCTTGTTCTCTTACATCGTCATGGCCCCGGCCAACAACCAGGCCAGCTACAACATCCGTGTCGAGCCTGGGATTTACCTGGTGTCGATGTATGTGAAGGGCGGTACGGCCGGTTCGATGATGGCCAACCTGTACGACGGGGTAACCTCGCGATCGGTGACCCTGCCGTACACCACGGAACGCACGCGCATTACGTTCCCGATCACCATCGCTACCAGCGGCAAGGTCGGCCTGTTGATCTACCCGAACCGCCACGCTGCGGCCAGCGCCTCGATGGTGGTGGACTCGATCATGGTCGAGAAGCGGGTGGGCGAGAGTGACGTCCCTTCGCCGTTTGTGGCAGGGCCGTCGGCGCGCGCAACTGGCGTGCTGGCGGCGGCCAACCAGGCTCTGGATGTTCGAGTGACGCAGACCGAGAGCGGGTTGTCCTCGGCCAGCAGCTCGATTACCAGCCTGGGCAACAGCCTGGCGGCCACCAACCAGAACGTCACTGCGGCGCAGCAGGCTGCACAGTCAGCGTCGAACCTGGCCGGCAGTAAGGGCAAAGTGATCGTGCAAGCGGCGGCGCCTGATGTGGCCGACCGACTGGCCCAGAACCTCTGGATCGATACGACCGGCAACGCGAATACGCCGAAACGCTGGAGCGGCAGTACCTGGGTGGCGGTCAGTGACAAGGCGGCGACGGATGCTGCTGCGGCAGCGGCCAACGCCCTGGCGGTTGCTCAAACCAAGGCAGATGCCTCGGCGTTGCAGGCGCTCAGCACCACGGTGACGAACCAGGGCAACACCTTGTCGAGTCAGGGCAGCAGCATCACCAACCTGACCAACGGCCTGCAAACCACGAATGGCAACGTCAGCACCGCCCAACAGGCGGCACAGGCGGCTGCTGACCTGGCGGGCAGTAAGGGCAAGGTGCTGTACCAGACGGCCACGCCGGTGGTTGCTGACCGGCAGGCCGAGAATCTGTGGATCGACACCGCAGGTAACGCCAACACACCAAAACGGTGGAATGGCAGCGCCTGGGTGGCGGTGACTGACAAGGTGGCCACGGACGCAGCGGCGGCAGCCCAGTCAGCGCTGACGCAACTGGCTTCCAAGGCTGATGCATCGGCGCTGCAGACACTACAGTCGACTGTCACCAACCAGGGCTCCACATTGAGCAGCCAGGGTACTGCTCTCACCGAGCTCAAGGCGTCAATCGCGCAACAGCCTGACAGCTTGCTGCTGCGTGGCAGCTTCGAGGACGGTGTGACGGAACCGTGGACGGCGGCCCCGACGATTGCTGGCGTGACTGCCCATGCCTCGGCGGGCAAGGCGATTTCGTTTACGGCGAACAGCTTCTGCGGCATCGGTGCCAACGTGCTGACCACTGGAGGTGAGCAGTTCGACCTCTCTGCCGACATCTATCGGGGGTACATGACTGCCGGGCAGACCGGCAACTTCCAGATGCAGTTCTTCGACAAGGCGGGGGCGTCTATCGGGTACTACAACGCCTTCACGTTCTCGGCCGGTGGCGGTTTCCAGAGCTTTTCTGGTCGCATTACCGCCCCGGTCACCGCGGTATCAGCGCGTTTCCTGACTCGGATTCAGCCAGCTGACGGTACGGGCCGGGCACTCTGGTGCAACATGGTGGCCCGCAGAGTAACGGCTGCCGACGCTGCCAACGCAAGTGCGATCAGCAGCCTCAGCAGCACCGTTACTCAGCAGGGCACGGCGTTGACCAGCCAGGGGCAATCTCTGCTCAGCCTGACCAACCGGGTTACCGATGCCGAAGGCGTGAATAGCGCCCAGGCCTCGGCCATCAGCCAGATGGATACCACGGTGAAGCAGCAGGGTACGGCGCTCACCGCGCAAGCTACCCGCCTGGACGGGCTGTATGTCCAGGTAAATCCCGAGCTTGAGGGCGATGCTTCCGGCCTAGCTGGCGCAACGGGCAGCTTGGTCGGTGTCTGGACAGAGCAGTCCGCTCGCGTTGAGGGTGATATCGCTCAGGGCAGGCGCGTTGATACGGTGCAGGCCCAGGTAGGCCAAACCAATGCGTCAGTGCAGCAGGTCAGTGAGGTTCTTGCAGGGGTTGACGGCAAGGTGTCGGCTCAGACCACGCTGAAGGTCGAGACGAACCAGGACGGTCGCAGGGTCATCTCGGGCATCGCGATCGGCAGCAACGGGGAGGAGGGCGAGATCCTGCTGATGGCTCAGCGGCTGGCGATCATCGATGGCGTGAATGGTCAGACGATCCTGCCGTTCGTGGTGCAGAACGGGCAGGTGTTCATCAATCAGGCGGTGATCAACAAGGCATTCATCCAGGAGATTGTCGCCGGGATGAGCATTCGCTCTTCGGCATTGAACGCCCAAGGGTTGCCGCTACTGGAGATCAACTTCGCCGCCGGGACGTTCACGCTGCGCGGCCAGGATGCAGCTGGTTCAACGCTGCTGAATAACGGCGGTTTGTATGTGTATGACGTGAACGGGATCGAGCGTGTAGCAGTGGGGAGGTTGACCTGATGGCGACGATCTATGGGCTGCGGACCAAGGATGCGTCCGCAAGGATTACTCTCGATACCGGCACCACGCCGATCCGGTCGCTGAAAATGCTGCAGGTGACATGCAATGGCGGCTTCGAGCAAACCTTTTCGATTCCGGAGATCAAGAGTGATTCTTTCGTGGTGGTGGATCGGTTGGCACCAGTGACCGATCCCACCACCAACTGGTCACCCCAAGCCTGGTACTCAGCTGGCCAGCTAACCATTCGACGCGGCTTCAATGAGACCTGGCAGGTGCTGGTGCTATCCAGTGGTGGTGCGCCATTCTCAGCGTCGGGTGAGTACGGCATTCGCTCGGTGACTAACAGCTTTCAATCACAGATTGATTCGGTCAACCGAGTCCTGAATGTGATGTACCAGGGGTCGTTTACTTTTCCTGCGTGGAGGGACGATCAACCGTACTTGAATGGGTTTAACTTCCCAACGCCGATCACGACCGTTGAGCGCCCCTTGGTATTCTTCAATGGTCCCGGGCATTTGCTGCTGCAGAATTTCTATGTGCAGGGAACGCCTGGAAATTGGACCGGGTGGCGAGTGGCGAAGTACGCGCATCCTGATCTAGGCCCCGTGTGGATGGAGGCCATGAAGGTAGATTGGTTTGTAGCAAGTTACTCCGCAAGCCCTGTGCCTGCGGGCTCCTACGGCGCAACGGTGAGTGACTCAGCGAATGTGAGGATCTTCACGTCAACCAATAATGTCGTTCAGCTGAATAATCAGCCGGCAAGCAATTCCTTTGTTGTCGCTGGCACCCCGATTGTCAACGTGGGCTACTACGCCACAAGTTGCCAGATGCCTTGGACAAACAATGCGTCAGACTATTTTTTAGGCAATGCCTTATTGACACCGACCTATGTTCCTGGCGCAGGCACAGCTTGGCCCTGGCGAGCAACAATTGGAGGTTTCTCAAACGGTCGCCGGGATGTGCTGCAGGCATATACGGAAAACAATGACGGCATCAATCCTGTTGATCCAAACGGTCGAACGCTCTTCGCAGCACGACCCAATCTTTAGCAAGGACTCACATGGCCAAACAAGCAATCAACCTCGGCACCGCGCCAACCGGCGCCGGTGGCGATGACCGCCGCAGTGCCTGGCTCAAAGCCAATGCGAATTTCGACGAGCTGTATCAGTTTGTCGATGGGTTTCAGAGTGGAGCGAATGCCAACGGCTCCTACGTCAAATATCCAGATGGCACGATGGTGGTCACAGGTTTCGTCACGCTTCCGACTCAAGCCCTGAGCATTGGCGTATCAAACACCAGGCCCTTTGCTGCGCCATTCGTTACGCCGCCTACCGTGGTGTATTCCTGTGATGGCGCCTCCGGTACCGGCGCGCAGAACGACGTCGGTTTGGTGAACATGAACGGTACGTACACAAACGTCACCGCCAGTCAGTTCACGCTCAACTCCTACTCCTATCGCAGTGCAACGGCCAATGCCACACGCTGGTCTTTCACCGCAACGGGGCGGTGGAAGTAACAACCCAAACCTCAATACACCTGCTTCGGCGGGTATTTTTTTGCCTGGAGAAACCCCATGCCTTACATCGCCATCAACCTCAGCAACGCCTACGACGCTGAGAACAACACCCGCTTTGCCACTGCCGAGGAAGCCGACGCCCGCGCTCGTGCGATCCTGAACCAGTTCCCGACCGCGCAGGTGATCACAGCCCAGGTGCTGAAGGAGTACAGCGCCAAGGTGTCAATCACCGCGAAGGCGCCGGTAGAGCCCGAGACCGCACCGGCGCCTGAAGAACCTGCTGCCTAAACCCTTGCAACCATCCCAAGCCCGCCTAGTGCGGGCTTTTTTTGTGCCTGGAGAAACCTATGACCACACCTCGCGGAGTCCGCAACAAGAACCCCGGCAACATCGATTACAACCCGCGCAACGCCTGGCAGGGGCAGCTCGGCCTGGAGGTGGGTGTAGCAAACCCGCGCTTCGCCCGATTTGACCATCCCGAGAATGGCATCCGCGCCTTGGGCAAGCTGCTGATCAACTACCGCGGCAAGGACGGGATGCCGGGAGTAGGCGGGAAGGGGATCGACACCGTGCTCGAAACCGTCAACCGTTGGGCACCGAGCAACGAGAACGACACCCAGACCTACGCCGCTGCCGTGTCCAAGCGCCTGGGCGTTCGCGTAACGGACCCTATCGACATCAAAGACCCGGCCACACTGCGCGAGATGGTGCTAGGCATCATCATCCACGAGAACGGCGGTAACCCTTACCCGTCGATGATCATTGATGAGGGTATTCGGCGGGCTCTGTCATGAGTGCTTGGCCTGCTACGGCTGCCATTGTGCTTGTGCTTCTGGCGTCCCACTGGGGCGCGTACCAGCACGGCATATCGGTAGAGCGGGCGAAGGGCGCTCAGGTATCAGCGCAACGGGACAGTGGCGACCGCTTGGCCGCGGTAATCGGCGAACGATCCGCACGCCAGGAAGAACACCGGAGCGCAGACGCGCAGCAAGAGGCGAGGGTAAAAGCGCATGAAGAAAGAACGATTGCTGATGCTGGCGCTGCTGGCGCCGATGCTGCTGGCCAGCGGCTGCGCGACGAAGGTGCCAAGCTCGCTGCCACCGTCAGTTGCCCCGGCACGGATACCGCCGCTATCGCCCGAGGCCAGGCAGCCACCCGCGCCGCCATGGTGCTCTCCGACCTGTTCGCACGGGCTGATGCTCGAGCGGGAGAATTGGCGAAAGCTTATGACCGAGCCCAAATAGCTGGCCAGCAGTGCGAGCGAGAGCACGACTCGCTGTAA